GGTGTCCACCGTAAGCAATGGAGTTTGAAAAGAGAATCAATGTAAGGTTCTAACACTCCGGCTTGAACTGATTTCTTGGATGCACTCAAAACTGCATCCCAGATCATCCATATAACTAAGTTTGAATACGATGCGTCAGAGTAAGGATTCGTGCGTGATCCACACACTAATGTAACCTTATGTTGTTTTTTGTACTGACTAGAATACTTCAAAATCCATGCACACCAATAGAGCGCACGCGTTACATCTCTTGTTTCCCCTCTCAAGCAATAAACAAGCTCGTTAAATGGAATATAGATTTCAAGAGGGTCATCCTTTTGACTTAATTCACGGCCATAATTTGCAGAAGGAGACTTCAAGTTTTCTGTAATTGTTAATTGGTTAAAATCATGTTCTGGTTTTATTTTAGGCATGGGAGGTAACTTGTGTTTTCTACAAAGAGCTAATGTAGCTGCTGCTTCACAAACAATTTGTCTTACTTCAGGATTGTTTCGTATATCTGTCATAGACATAACTGAATATTGAGATTCATATGGCGCAAACTTTTCATACATTTTGATCAAATATAAAAATGAATTAGGTGCTGCTCGGTTAATATTAGTTGCAGCAGATTCAAAAAGTGTCTGCCACATAGAATGAACTAGGCCAGAACATAAAAGCTCAAGAGCCCAGTAACATGCATAATCAGCGTGACCTAATTTAATATTTTCGTTTAAAACCTTATAGACGCTTTGTCTTAAATGTCCAGAAAAGGTGAATTTCTGGAAATCCGCAACTGTTCTCGAATCAACAACGTTCATTAAACTCTACTTATTTTGAAAAACTATTGAAAGTAACTCACGACAATTAAGAACGAGAGGACCATATCGATAATCAATTTTTTTTACTATTTCTTTACACATTTTAATCAACAGAAACATATCTGTATCCATTATTTAGGTTCTACTATCTCAAACTTTGATTTTTTACGATGTAATTTAGATCCATCTATTAGGATTATTTTATGCGTTGGGGTAAGTACATGTTGCATCGGGTGTTTTGATGGTTTTTGTTTATTTTTGATCCCAAACCACAAAAACCAGTTATATCTTAAGCGATCTATACAGTCCATTATTTACTAAAATAGACTAAATACTGATATTCTTTTCCACAGCGAACTAAATCAACTGTTTCAGCATGACGAAACCCACTTGATTGAAAAATATTAATCATTCGTTCTTTGGATGGCATGGTCCAGTGGTGTTTGTTTTCACGATACTTTTTACCTTCGTTATTGTCTTTATCATAATACGTTAATGTTTCCGTGAAACGTGTGGCATCTTCATCTTTTTTCTTATCAAAACGTCCAAGATATTTGAACTTATCAAAATAAATATTTGAATCCACTTGACGTTCATATGAATACTTTTGGAGAGAAAATGCAGCAAACGGACTTGCTAAGTTTAATATGGGATCGAACTTATCTGGATCAACTAAGTGTACTACAAAGAACCCACCAGGCTGCAACCAAGCATACGCGTTATCGGATAGTGTCTTAGGATTTTCAAACATATAGACCGAGAAGTTTGTTAGAATACAATGTGTTACTGATTTTTGAGGATATAAGTGAATTTGTGTTACATCACCTTTCTTGAATGTAGCACTGGGGCAGTTCTCTCTTGCTTTCTTCAACATGCTTTCGGAAATGTCTACACCCGTGTAATCGACTCCTAAGTTCTTAAACCAACATGCATGCGGAGCTGTACCACAGCACATGTCAAGAACCTTTACTGTGGCAGTAGGCCATTCGGCTAATGCTACATCTTGAATCGAAACTTGTTCATACGTATTTTTATCACCAGAGTGCCAAAGCATGTCATAAATAGATGCATACGTATCATCATATATTTCTTCCGGATCTTCATATGTTACACTTCCATCATCCTCAAATCCTTCGATTGAATTGTACCATGTGCTAACATTGTACATTAAAAAAAGTAATACAGCAAGAAATAGATATGCTGTCTCCATTATATTATGGTTAGCGAAAAGGGGTGATCGCAAAACGGATTGTTTAACTTCTAGAAAATTCATAGAAACGAGCAACTTCTACTACACGAACTTGCTCAAAGACATCATGGCACTCCTTGCGGAGATGAAGACAGTCGAGAACATCCTGCGTATGCATGAAGCGCGGCTTTCTAAGGAGAAAAACAACGTCGAGGATTTGACTGCACGTTTGAATAAACTATTCAAACTCATCATTGAGAATGATGATGAAGATAAGCGTAAAGTTCTACTGGTTCGAGTGAATACTGCGAGCCGAGACCTGAGTGACGCTAGACAGCTGATTAAGCTGCTTGTGGATCAAATCGAGCAGCTCAACGACAACCTCGTCGATCTCTACGTTGGATGGCGATAAAAACGGTGAGCACCGACAGCTCCCCATACATGAGATTTTTGGGTTATATTTTTCACTTAGCAAAACGGAATTATAAAAATCAAGAAAAGAGATAGTAGACAGTTGAAAGACTGTTCAGAGTTTGATCGACTATACGTGCACTGACAAGTGTACTGAGTGGAATTTGAATTGTATAGGAAGGTAGTTTAGCGGCTATTGTGAATATACGAGAGAGACTAGAGGTTTTATAGAAAATCATAGATATATTGCGGGGAGGTGCAATAAGCGGGTGTAATGTGCACATGGGGTTACGTAACGAGGTAACATAGTATAATGCAAGGAGGAGCGTTATTCACAAGAGTTCATAGACTAGAATGAATTTTTGTTCTTGTACTCCGCAAAACGGATTTTTTAAATTCAACAAAATGGGTATCAGAGCGGTTAACAGACTGCTTGGATTTACAATTATCAACCTACTGTTATTGGTTATTAATTAGTGAATTTACGGAGTTACAGTCCGAAGTTAAAGCGTAGCAGCGGAGGCTTCAAATGTGTAACACACTGTTGTGCGGAAGGAGGTGCACACGGTACAAGAAGACAAATCTTGTAGGGAAACTTTACATGAGTAAAAAATTATGAAGTCTATAAATTGATAACTATTCAAAAGATTACCAGGTCGCTCATAAAATGAGCAAGACGGCAATTAATGAATAATATCTATAAAATAGATACTTTAGAATTAGAGAAAGTGTAAACATTACTAGAAATTCTAGTGACAGAGGTTGAATTAGTTAATCATGAATATATGCGAGGTTGGTGCATATAGTGAGAGGTTTAGTGTATAACAGTATACTAACGTTTGAATATGCTGATATTCAAATGATAAACACCAGAGGAACAATGTAGATTGTTATCGTATTATTCGCAGACAGGAGTAGCGTAATATCAAAAATGAAGGCATTTAGCGATGTCTAAGTTTTTGCTTTTTTACCTCCGAATGTAGTCTGTCTATAAACCATAAATCTAGTTACAATAAGATAGAGTGCATTTAACGATAAAAGAGCAATTATTGCATACATAAAATATTGAAACCAGTCTTGTTGATACCACGCCATAGGTCGTGCAGCTTTTAGTTCGGTCATGCGATCTTTAACATTTGATTTATTTTGCTCTTTAGCGACTTCGCTATTTAAAAACATCGCATATTCTTGATCATCTTGGGCCTGTTGGGTAAGCGTAGATGATAAATTAACAAACATACCTTGTTGTTTTTTTCTATCGTTTAACTCGTTGAATTGGTTACGATAATCTGTCAAAATAGGTTCTACATCTTCCCTAGCAATTCGTTGTTTCTCTTCAGCTAGCCAAGATTGTCCATTTAATTCTGTATAATACGCTATACGAGCTTTTTCGTATTTTTCTGGATTTGTGTCTCTTGTTTGAGATGCCAAATCAAGAGCAGCCTTTAATCCAGTAAGTTGTTTATCTCGTTGACATGCAGAATCACATACTGGAGGAAGTGGAGGAGGTGGAGCCGAAGGCTGAGCCGATGGAGGAGAAGAAGGAGCTGACGTTCGATTGCCCATTACTAGGTGAAGTAGAAATTATATACCAAAAGCCTATAACTAAAACAAGAAAAGCAATTATGTGAACAAGGCTTCCCAAAAATGAACCAACTAAATAAACAACTACAACGATAGTAAGCAGTACTAATAAATTTTGAACAATTGGAGTTGTCATGGTAATTTTATCTAAGTCTGTTTTAGATCCGCTTATAGATGTTTGAAGTTTTGAAATAGTTTTATCATTTTGACTCGCAGTGGATGTACTTACATTTAATGTCTGCTTTAAAAAAGATGCTATGTTATCAACTTGTTTATTAATAGTCATTACTGTAGTTTGATTTTCGTGATCATTCTGCAACTTTTGAACAACGACTTCTCGCTTTTGATCAATTGGTATGATTGAACCTGAAAATATATGCCCGGCTGGGGCAGGTGTTTGCAAGATTGTATTAATTTGCTCGGTTAACACCGGATATTCTGACATCCTATTATCTTAATACGTCTTCAAAAAACTTAGAGATAGACTCTTTGTCATATAAACTTGTGTAGGGTTGACATCATTTCCGCGGGCCTTTAAGTTATCTACTAACTGAGGCTTAGGATCATTCATTCGTGTAGCACCAACCAACATGACTTGTTGACGACGCATTGCGGTGATAAAAGATGCATCTGTACCCGGGCCCTTCTGAACACCATTTTTTACATTAAAAGATACCTTGGCTGTTGGCATTTATTTAGTATGTAATAAATTGTAATGGAAGTAAGAAAGTTTCAAGCCGAACGATACAACGAGCTATCTGATTTTAAAGTCAAATATGCCGAGTTGCAACTTAAATATGCAAACGCATTACTTGAAGCAATAGGCTCTTCGACACCTGAGACTCATGACACGTTAGTTGCCAAAGTTCTAAGTGTTAACACAGAACTCTCGGATTTGGTAAAAGATATGGTCGAATCGGTAAGTAAGGGGACAGCTCAAGTAGACAGTACGACTCTTAACGATCTAACGTCTAAGTTAATTAAATATCAAACGGATTATAAAGATATACAAGAAAGCGATGATACGTTAAAGACATTAACAATAATTAAAAATTCAACTGAACAAAATTTGGCAAATGCAGAGTGGATGTATAATATTTACATATCTGGTCTAATTATTTTAATCATATTTGTAATATTCCTTGTCTTTGTAACTCCATATTATAGTGTTTTTAGTAGAACATTTACTAGTATTAATACGGTGAGGGTGATATAATAAGGTGATAAATCGGGTAAAGACGCCGGTAATGATGAAGTTTCAATATTTCTCATTTCTGAAGCAACCAGTTTGTCGCCCTGTGTAACGGCATCAGCTCGGGCATTTTTTGCACTTGCGCGAGCATCTCTAATTTTTCCTTCGACACCCGAATTATAAAAATTTGAAATACTTGACTGTTGATCGGAAACCTCTCCCTGAAGAGAAGAAATAATCGTATCAATACCCTGTTGTGCGCTCATATATGCTGTTTTGTATGTATCATTTCCCGTTACTGCATACTCGATATAGTTATCATGATAACTCCGACTAAGAGTTGTAAACTGGTTATCCATTTGTATTTATTGGTCATAAACATTTGCTACACAAACTCGAAAACGTGGATTAAATGCAGCAGCCTCATCTAGACCCTTCACTTCAATTAGATCACCGGGTCGTGCGCCAATCCACTTTGCCATGGGATCTTGTGAATCAATTCGCGGACACTGGAGTGGATTTGTAATGTTAAATTCTTTCATAACCGCGGCACGTTCTTCTTGTGTTACAATACGGTGCTTAGGCACATCACGATGTCTTGAAATATCAAATTGAAGTTTGCGAATTTCAAAGATCTGAATCAACATATTTGCGGGCTCTGAAATAAACTGACGTAGCGACGTAAGAACAGCTTCCGAAGGCTTGGTTTCGGTAATAATAATCATACTGCTTGTATGATTGTTATCGGCGGCGTATGTTATAAAATTAGTGAGTTCTCGGTCTGTTACTCGTGTTTTAGTGCTAATGATAACAAGAGCTCCTCCGAATGTATACATATTAGTCTCATCTAGAGGACTTCCAAGATTGTCAAACCCATCAGCTTTAAAGCCGCGGGCAGTTAGAATTATCTGTAGAGTATCAAGCGCTCGATCGTCTGCGCTTTTGATTTTGGTATCCATCTTTGTTATGATTTAAATACGAAAAAGGTTAATCCATTTTTCACAGACTAGAGTAAATGAAAGACTGGTCTTTTGTAGCTCTACTCGGTGCACTTGTAGCTATTTGGTATGTTTTATCTTATAAGGAATCACTTGTACCTGAATTTCTAGATCAGGGCAATGTAAAATCAACATCGGATACTCGCGAATCTTCTTACAAACAAGAAACAAACCATTTCAAGATGCAGAAATACAAACAGGAACCGATCCAGGGAACTGAAACTCCGTTTCGAGTAAATTTGTACAACTCATTTACGACTTAACAAGAACCATTGCATTATTTAAGAACCATCTCATGTGGTAACCATTTTTCATATGTTCAATGATGTGTCTAGTTTGATCAAGATCGACGACCCACCCAAGAGAATGAAACCGACGAATCCAGTCAATTTTCCAACGACAATTAATATGACCCGTTCCTCCTTGACCAGGAACAGCTGCTGAAAAAATAATTTTGTCGCATAAGTTGCTCATATTTGTAAGAACCGGTAGCCAATTTGCATCATCGATATGCTCTAGGACCTCTAAACAGAGACCTAGAGTATTCTCCTTCTTTGTGCGTTGTAAAGGTTGTGTCAAATCAAATTGTACGACATCTGGACATAGTGCAGCATTTACCGCATCTTCTGCAAATTCGTATCCAACTGATTCAATCATAGGCATATGTGACTTTATTTCTTTCAAATAGAGACCTGTTGAGCAACCAAAGTCTAAAAATGTAGAACATGGTATATGATTAGTAATGTATTCGGCAAGACGGATTGCTTGAGGATATTCATCATTTTCAATTGATTTATGGAAATCGCGTGAATACATTTTTATTTAAAGCTATGGTTGACTTGTTTAAACAAAAATGAGATTTCATGTATTTGCTTTACCCCACACAGTTACGCGAAAAGATTATTCAGCATGTGCGTTCACACAAAAAGTTTTAAAGTTTTGCAAAATGATGACTGAACGTGGCCATACGATTTATCACTATGGTCACGAAGAATCAGATGTAATCTGTACCGAGCATATTAGTGTGACGGACAATGCAGTGCTTCAGGAAGCATATGGTAATCAGGATTGGAAGAAGAATTTCTTTCAACACAACACTGCTGATCACGCACATAGAACATTTAACATTCGTGCAATTGCAGAAGTAGGTAAACGTGTTCAAAAGAACGATTTTGCTCTTTGTTTTTGGGGATATGCACATCAGCCTATTTTTGAGGCCTATCATGATAAAATGATTCCGGTTGAGCCAGGTATCGGATGTCCGAACAAAGTATGTACACCATATGCAGTATATGAATCTTATTCAGTAATGAATTTTGTATATGGAAAGTTTGATAAGTCTCCTCATTTTTATGATGCAGTAATTCCCAACTATTTTGATCCGGAAGATTTTGAATTTTGTGATAAACCTGAAGATTACTTTCTTTTTGTTGGTCGTATCATTTCATCTAAAGGAATTGAACTAGCAGTTGATATTACGCGACGAATCGGTGCAAAGCTGTATGTAGCCGGACAGGGTGATCTAGCATCGCTATGTGGTGGAACAATTCCTGACCACGTAACTGTTATTGGATATATTGAACCCCATGAACGTAAAGCTCTAATGAAAAATGCAAAAGCTCTACTTGCACCTACCTATTATAATGAGCCGTTTGGTGGTGTAACAATTGAGGCACTTTTTTCTGGAACTCCTACTATTACAACTGATTGGGGTGGATTTGCTGAGAATAACCTACATGGAGTAACGGGTTACCGTTGCCGCAGTATGGAACAGTTTATTTGGGCATGTAAAAATATTGATCGTATTTCTCGAAAGGATTGTCGTGATTGGGCTATGAACAACTTTACTCTAAAAAGAATTGGTGCAATGTATGAGGAATATTTTAATCATGTACTAAGAGTTCACGATGGTTCGGGTGGATTTTATACTGAAAATCCAGATCGAACAAATCTTGATTGGCTCGTTCGCTATTACCCTACAGGATCAACACTGACGCGTCCCGAGGATTCAGAGGAAATGTCCCAGCAGTTCGATGTTGCAGGACCGATTCCCATATATTCTTAAAACTTTCAATGTTTTTAGGTAGCCAACTAGGATCGTGATCAACCGTCTTCATTCTGAACTCTGATAGTTCCCAATAAAAGAGTCTGTAGTCTTCATCATTATTGATTACTTTAAATCTCCAATCAGGAACACTCTGATTATCATTGAAATGTTTATAAACAACTTCACCGTTACTTGAAACAGCAAAGAATGACTTATACTGAGCAGTGGAATCCATCCACTCAGAATATGTTAGCTCCTTAAACTTAAATTCTACGAATTCACACTTATCAATGAGAGTACATTCCATCTGAAGCTGCATCTGGCAGATATATTGTGTAGATGTAGGACTGTCGTCAAGGATGCGGCTGATAGGACACTTAATCTCAATTAGACGGTTGTGTAGCGGATGTGTGGTATCGGCGCAACGCAGAATACCGTCAGGCGATGCTCCTAGAAAAGGATACTCGGGATGAGGAATACAAGTTGTATCTACAATGTTAATCCCCGGATTTTGAAAACAGTAAATATCCTTTGCAATTTGTTCAAATCGCGTTCCCCATACAAGAGAACGAGCACCCGAACCTTCCGATGAACGGGGTGCTAGCTTTGACAACATAATTTCATGTTTCATTGAAGGACTAGCATCCGTACATGCTTTATAGATTTCCGATGCAGTTAGCATCTCACCACGTTTCTGGTGCCATTCAGCTGTTCTCTGATCATTTTTACCATACTTTGCAATAAGACCGTCAATAGAATAGTTCATTTATTTTATAACCTATGTTAGTATATAAATCGAATCCATTTTAATGCTAAAAATGAAATCAACTAATAGAATGGAAATTCAATCTCAGGAACAATGGGTTCTGTTTCGTCTAGAAAAGTTTTATTCAAATCCTGAAAATTTTAATAGAGTAAAATCTATCATTGAAGGAAAGACTAAGATTTCGCTTCGACTGATTGATTGGTTTGTCACAAATTACGCGAAGAAGTTTAATGTGACATACCTTACTAAAGAGCAAAAACACGTCATAGTGTACCTTTCGTACAAATCACATCTAAAGGCGTATAGTAAAAAAATGTTTGATCCGTTCTGTCGCTGGAAGCGAATTAAATTTCATGATATTGAAACTACTGTTGGTCAGTTGAATTTTTTTGAATGGGCAATCACAGATGATGTATTAAAGTATTTGGAAGAACATCAAGATGATGTTCATAAAGATATGGAGAACCGGCTCCAAGATTCGAAAAAAACTGAAGAAACTTTGAAGAAGCGCCACGAACTTTCTAGTTCAGCAACCAAGTCACTAAAGCATCACGATACGCGTGTAACAGTTAAATTTGATTAACTTCATGTATAACAAATGTTCTCAAGACTAAGACCAACTCTTTGTTATAAGAATATTTCTTCCGAAATTGCATCTCATGACGAGGATATTGATGCAGACGAATGGGACTACAACGGTAGGCTTGTATTTCGTGGTTCTGCTGATCCTGTATACGTAAAAGACGGATTGAGTGTGTATTGGTTATATGATTCAGATTCAAACCGTGTTGGCTTATCGGAACATGAAAAAGATAACGAAGAAGTTTTCGAATCGCTTTGGTTTCGTGATAATGACTTTTCTACGCTATTACAAGAAAATTGGGTTTCGCTTGACAAAACTGTCTGGACATTACTTTCTGCCGAAGCATACCAAGATTGCTTAGAAGATGATTTTACTACAATTGTAGATCGTCTACTTCCTTCTTCAGTTCGTCTTGTATTTCCGAGTATGATAGAAAATATGCCTATAATTTATGAATGTTTACGATGCAAGAGTCAGTCTATCTCAGAGTCAAACAAATGTTCAACCGTAAAAAAAACATATTTAATCTCAAATCGAATTTTATTTGTTGATTCAAATTTTATTATTTACGTCCCACCAACAGACTCATCTGTTTGGTCTACGTTGAAGATCCAGCCGCCTTCTTACGACGTGATACCGGCTTCTCCTCCACAGGAGCTTCCACATGAACAGCCTCCTCAACAGGAGCAGCAGACTCCTCAGCCGGAGCATCCTCCACCTGTTCCGTCTCCGGAAGATCAGGAGATTCATCCTTGAATACATCCTTAGCGGTTAGCTTGGTCTGAGGATACACACGCGCAAACGTTAGTTTCCATGTTACTCCAAAACTACCGCCAGCAATCGTATAGATGCTGCCAGTGATCACTAGACTCGCACTAACTCCCTTGGGGAAGATAGATACAATTGAATCCGGAGTTGCATAGATAGGATTTCCATTTCCATCTACAATGTCAGATTTTACACTGCCATCGTAGACCGGAATCTTTACTCGAAAACTAGGAGGGTACTTACCATTAGGTACACGCTCTCCGTTTACTACATCAGATGAAACTGATACAATCTTTGAGAAGCTATCGCGGATAGCCTCCATAGAACGCTTCTTTCCAAACCACTTAGCACTATTATCAAACGCCTGCTGAACAACCATATCTTCCAGATCTAGAAGGAAGTTGTACACAGCAGCAGTGTCAGATGCATCGCCATTACGCTCACGACCGAAAGGGTCGCATCCCTTTAGAGGGACACTTAGAGTGTATGACTTGCTACCATTCTGAGGATCCTCTCGAACCCAAAGTCCACTAGGAATTTGAACCTTTGCAGGAAGACGTAGCTGAAAATTCTGACCGTCGTGCTTCATATTAATAGGAGGATTACGACCAGCTTTAGCTTGTCCGGGTACAAAGGTTAGAGACTCCTTAGTTAGCTTAGATGCAGATACGATAGTAACGTTGCTTGCCATTTGTTATTGTTGTACTTTTAATACGTTACTATGATTTAAATCCGTTTTCAATAAAGATAACAATATGCCATTATGTTCTGCGTGTAAAAATATCAAGTCGGTATTACAGTGTCAATATTCTTCCATAACAGGGAGTGTATTCTGTTCAAGACATAGTAAGGTAAAGAACCCTAAAATTTGGGCAACTGTAAATAACATGGAGCCAAAGGCAATATTAATACAGAAAATATGGCGTGGATTTTTTATTAGACGACTATTGAAATTAGCAGGTCCCGGTGTATTGAAGCGAGAAGTATGTAGTAATACCGAAGAAGTTTTTTCGTTTGACGAGAAACATGAAGTTCATCCATTTGATTATTTTGCGTTTGAAGAGAATGGCAAAGTATACTGGTTTGATGTACGTACCATGCTGCAAACTATGAGTACATCGACAGACTTAAAAAACCCATACACACGTGAAGACTTATCGTCAGAAACACGAAAAAGAATACATCAATTATATATTTATCGTTTGAGGCGAAAACTTCCTATTTCACATACAGAACCTCCTCTACGGACTATACATGAAATATTGACTCATAGATTTATTCACGTTTCTCATGTATTGCAAGCAAATGATTTGTTTGATGTAAATCCTAACACATTTATGGCTCTTGGTCCAATTGGAGTTCGATTTTATACAATGAAACTAATCGAACTTTTTAAAGAATGGTCAGATGAAAAACCTACCCCAATATCTAATCGTAAAAAATATGTAGACTATCTGCAGAATATTTTTGCAAGATTTCAAAACATAGAATACAATCAATATCTTTATGTTCTCTCAAGCGTTCTACTTTTCATTTTATATGATTCTAAGGATCCATTCCAACCTTGTTTTATAATTATGAGCGCATTTCATACAATGTGATTTAAACAGGTCAGGATATATGTAAGCATACCAACCGCGTTAGAAATGCCTTCCTCTTCTTCCTCAGTTAATGCAAACAAGATGGCCAAGGACACCAAGACGACTAAGACTGCTAAGACGACCGAGGCCGCTGCGCCTGCTACTACGACCCCTGCCCAGGCGGCTCCCGCTAAGGCCTCCCGTGCCAAGGCGGCCGCCAAGACGGAAGTTACGGTACCTGTTGTAACTCCCGCTGTTGAGACGACTGCCGTTGTTGCTGAGCCGGTAGAGACTCGCTCAACGGACGCGATCCTCACGTCTCTCCAGGATACGCTCAAGAGCATCAGCGCGGAGATGACGACTCGCATGCGCGATGCCGTGAAGTCTGCGCTAGAGGCTTCCAAGGCGCTCAAGCGTGAGCTCCGTGACAAGAAGAAGCGTCACCGCAAGAACCCGGAGGACATGACCCCGGAGGAGCGCAAGACGTACGAGTCTCGCCGCGCCAACAATGCGTTCCTCAAGCTACGCCCGATCACGGATGAGCTTGCGACGTTCATGGGCCTCCCTTCCAAGAGCCAGAAGAGCCAGACGGATGTGACGAAGTTCGTTGCGACGTACGTCAAGGCGCACAACTGCTTTGATCCCTCTTTCAAGCGCCGCATCCTTCCGGACGCCAAGCTCGGCAAGCTACTCCGCGTTAAGGATGGCCAGGAGGTTACGTACCTCAATCTCCAGAGCTTCCTCAAGGTTCACTTTATCAAGCCGGTAGTACCGGCGTAAAGTTCTAACTTATAAAAGTTAGTGGTGATCATGATGTTTCCTATTTCATAAAATAGGTGGTGGAGGAGTTAATAACTATAATTTAGAAAGCCAACTGGTTATCTAAATTGTAAAACGGAAAGTATATGAACTTATTTTGAAATCAGCAAATAAGATGGAAGAAGTTCCTGATGCAAAAGAGTTTGTAGAAGCTCGGTTTTGCATTTCAAACTATCAGAAATCTAAGCTACATATGGGAGATAACTCAAGTAGTTATTTGCGAGCCGAAGGAGTTATGTTTCTAATTTATACAGATGATTCTCAAACTTATGAATTCATGTACAATAAAGACAGAAAAGAATTTGGTGAATGGAAAGGTCATTTTGAAGCATGCTGCACGATGAGCTGCGACTACTATGGATGTGGATTGAATTATAAATAAAAACGAATTTATATTCAACTTATTTTTACATGATAAAAGTTGCTATGGCATACGGAAAGTTTATTCCTGCAAGAAAGTTCAGTGGAACTCGCAAGGATGGCACCAAATATAGTGGAGAATCGCCAGCCGGTTATTCTGGACTGTTTCGTGCAAACGTAACATACGCAAATGGCAAACGAGTGTTTGCTGAAGATGGAGATGAAGTATATTCTGTTTCAGACTATTTCTTTAACCGAGACGAAAGTTCTTGGGAAACTGTCAATGACAGTATGGATAAATTCTATGGAGCTATTGTTCCACGCGATGGAACATATGGATGTCAATATGGATTTGGAGGAGATGAAGGTGATGGCCTTATTGACTTCTTTGCAAAGGAAAGAATTGAAGTTCCCAAACCGATGAAGTTTGAACTCTTTGGTACTGAGTATGTAATGTCTTGGTACTATTGCGGAGAAGACTGTCCATACGATTGTGCGTGTCCGGGATGTAAAGATCCAGATTCGGATCACGGAGAGGGATGTTGTTGCAAAGATTGCACATATAGGCCCCAACGATGATAATAAGTAAAACGGATTAAAAATAATTTTTCAATTAGGTAAGAAAGATCAAAATGGCTGTTCCTCAGAAGAATTCTGGAAACAAGAACAAGGGTCAGTCTGCGTCTCGTGATAATCACGAAACATTTGTATTTGATTATCTAACTGAACTTGAAAAGTATGGTTCTGTAGATGAAATTTATCTAGGTAAGATTTCGAAGATGCTAGGAAATAGCAGAGTAGAAGTCGTATATCAGAAGCTTGCAAAAGATGGTACTCCGCTAGCTGGAGTAGCCCAGGCACTGATTCCTGGAAAGTTTCAAGGCAAAAATAAGAGATATTTCTGGATTGAAACTGGAACTATTATTCTGGTTGCAGATATCGGATTGAATAAGCTTGAAGTTGTTGGAGTTGTTTCTCCTTCTAACTTGGAGAAAATTAAGAAGCATACCAGAGTTCATGTTTCCATTAGTGGAAATGGACAAGAAGAGGATACTCTATTTGAGAAGGCCGAAGAGCCGGAGTTAGACATTAACGAGATTTAGTTCTCCATCTGTCATGATAATTTCGTGAGGCAGCTCTAAGTATAAAATAGTACTAAAGAACGGAGTAATTCTGTTATCGAGCACAGCTGCTCGTATTTTTAAATTTGTTGTAATAACTTTCATTAGACGATTAAATAGATCATCTTTGTCAACAGTACTTTTAATTTTCATCTTACATACTTTTCCATCCCATCCACATAAGTTTCCTTTACATGAATTTTTAGTAAATTGTCCACATGGCTGTCTCACTTTGCTTATAAATTCGGATGAGTTTTCAATATCTATAAACATAGTTGTTTTAGAAAACCATTTCTCTAATAGTGTATTTAAATTTTTTTTGTGTGAAAATTCCAAAGCATCACGTAATTGCAAGTAGTCATCATCGGCTAAATCTCGAGATAACTGAAATAGTAAGAACTCAAATACTTCAGACGAATAGTTTACATCGCGATAGACACTTTCAAGCTCTTGTGATGGATCGCCATAGACTAGCTCGGTTTCACCATATGTTCTAACAGTATCCGATACTTCTGTATTTTCACCTTCTCCTGCAACTGGTTGAATTGGAATAGGCAATCCGGACTGTGTTATAATCTCAACCTTGCGATTATCATTATCAAAAACATCTTCTCTCCAGCTATATCCAGTAGAATATCCCTGTGCTAATGTTAGGTATCCTTTAACATCATCATATGTTGGAAGATTGTGAACGTCTTTATATCCAATTATTTTTGGTTGGGCTATGTCTGGCAGGGGTGTCGGTTTAAAAGGTAAGATTAGCTTTGATTCTACATAAAAAGCCTGCCCTCGTCCAAAAGGATCTAATATAACAGAGTAAGAATCTGCATGTACGGATGCTAAAATATCAGGCATAGCACTTAAGGCATCATTATATGACGGAACTTCTGTTCTGCATGACAAGTTTCTTAACCTTTCTACTTCACCTCGTGTATTCTTATTGAACGGTAATTCATAAATATTTGATCTGTAAACAAAGTTTCGATTTACAACCTGAATCATGGAAAGAATATCAATATTCTCTTCATTTTGAAGAATAATAATTGCACGATTCTTGGGCCTGTTTATGAAAGATGAAAACATACAGCCCATCGTATTTGTATCCGTATATATGCGGAATACATCACACTGCATACTGAGTGTCGCATATTCTAGTTCTTGAATCGGTGAAAGTTCTTTATTTTCGTAAGCTTCTTGGATTCCAGAAATAATTCGTGAAATATTTTTTCTTAGCACGTCGTCCTTTTCGAACGGAGAAATATTCATCAACAATGACAAAATCTGTTCAACATGTTTATCGGATACACGTTTCCATGTTGCAAGGAATGAGCATTTGAGTATGATATCAATTGATTCGATTGGACTTTTAATTTTAAAATTTAATGTTTTAGGAGTCAACAATTGAGGTAATGTGTTAGTAGCATGTCCTATACCTACACGAAAGTATCCTGATAGTCCCGAAGGTATACGTCTTCCAGAACGTACAATTAAATCATAGTTTTCTTCAATATGCAGTGACTTGATTAAAGAAATGGGTAAAAATGCAAAACGATATTCGCCTAGAGCTGGTTTTGTTTCACCAAGAACATAATACTTATCATCTTCTTTTGCATCCGGAGTAAGTTTCTTCGTTTGTGCCTTCTTGAAACAGCATGGGAATTTTCCTGTTTTAGTGATTCCTGGAAATGCAAAGCTCTTTTCACGTTTGATCAATGTGAATTCACGAATATCGTTATCATTTGAATCGCGAACTCTTCCCTTGCATTTAGGACACTTTAGAACGCCATTTTCATTTAAAAGTTGTGTTTCCTGTAGGGGGATGTTATCTTTCATACACCAATACTCAGGACATATTACACTTCCCTTTGGTTTATCAAGTTGAAGAAGTTGTGTGTTATCTAGATAAGTTGTGGGATCATACGGTGTATCCTTTATCTGTTCGATATCTTCATCAGTCAAAATAATAGGTTGGTGTTTCTGTTCGCACTTTTTAGGATAACTAGTTGAATTGAATGTTTGAGGATCAAATGAACGAAGACGATTATTAAAATAACTATATAACGTGTCTTGCTTCTTTTGCAACGAAACCGTTTCTGTTTTTACGCTTTGTGTCTCGGTTTTGTCTTCAACAATTTCTTCTTCAAGATCTGCAAATAGATCTGCGTACTCTGATGATGTGGTGGAATCAAATGTAGGTTCTATTAACGACTTTACTTCAACGGTTTCCATTCGTTTGGGACATATTTTATCAAGTTCATCGGATTTGGGATTTGTTAGTACAAAACGTAATATATTTGCATATTTTATTGCCAAATCAAGATTACTTATTGATGAAAATAAAATGAAATCTGGATCTATATGAAGAGCAGGATACCCTCTGAATGCACGACTTCCTAATGAAGGATTTTCTTCAAGTTTAGTTTCTACTTGACGAAGAAGTTGCGTTGCCTGTTCTGTTGATACATTAAGTTCAGTTTGAATATCTTGTATTCCAACAAATCCCTGCTGTGATTTCATTTGTAAAATTTTTATTTCAACTGCACTAATACCGTCTGCAGTGTGATCTGTTCTTAAAAGTCTGAATGTATCTTTCGAACTGTCGAGTAAGTTAAAAATTGAAGAAACACAGTTAAAACGTCTTAAGTCTAAGTTATCTGTAATTGATTTTTTATACTTAATTGAGATAGCCATATCATCGAGAACCCATCGATCAAGTTGTACATCAGATGGATCAATAAATCCCATCACAGAATCAAATGTTAGAAGCCAATCATATAGGTCTTTTTTTAGTTCACTTAACGTTTGTTTATTTTTACGATCACGATATGTTGTCAGGATAATATCATTCGATGTAATTGAAATACGATCAAAATTTTCTTTAGATGTTCCTCGGTATAAAAGTAGAGTTGGACGATTTCTTTGAGGCCTTGTAGAGTTTAACCATGATTTCAGATCAGCCGTATCGATTACAGGTGTTTTATGTTTTGTATCTTCTGTATAAAACTTATGACGATTGGTTTCATTTTTTGACGTAAAAAATTGAATGTATGGTATTTCAGGAGAAACAGTTAATCCATAAAAAATTTGTTCAAATCGAGTTCGTATGGCGGAACCGAGATCTGTTGTAACAAATGTAACAATATAACGACTACGTTTTATAGAGACAGATTCCTCTTCTACAACTTTTAAGTGTAAAAGATCATCCAATAACCTACCATTCTTTGCTAATAAATTTACAGTATCTTCTGTAAGTCTAGGAGGTGTATTGGGTTGTAGAAATGGATAATAAGCACGAGCAACTGTTTCATCTGTTTCAGAAAATGGACGAACTATAAAATCAGTAATATCTTTAGAGTCGTAAAATGTGTACAACAAGTTTTTTAGTTCAGCAATCGGAAGAAGTGTTGATGGAATCTTAGAAGAAAATTGATCTTTAACTATCATCGGAAGAATATAAGATCGCGACTCTTCAACACCTAAAATTCTGTATTCAACAAAGTCTTCAGACGGCATAAATAATTTTGAAAGACTTTCTGGAACGGCTAACCAATCATTACGATCATATGAATGAAATGGAATAGACAACGAAGGAGATCGGTATTCTTTTAAATATTCTTGAAACTGTTCTTTCTTTATTGGTTGGCCATTATATGACATACGATCAAACAACGCTTCCCATCGACGAGGATCAGTTGTATAATAATTTGCAGGTAGTTTCACTCCAACTAGAACTAAAAGACGATTCGGATGTGTGTCTAATGCTATGCCAATTTGCTGACGAACTGTTTCAATCATATCGTCTTCAAAAAATGAAACATTAAATCTTTCTTTTGTATCAAATTTTACAACACGACGTTGTAACATCTTATTTATTAGAGTGGAGAATCCGTAATGGTCATACCGCAATAAGTTGTAGGTGATCGTGAATAATTTACATTTTTGTAAATACCTACCTGAATACCGTCATGAAGTAAACGTCTAAAATTGGCCCAAAATTCAGGATTATGTCCAATTGTTGTGGTCATCAGGTGAGCCATTTCATGTAAAATTACAAACATAAGTGTATTTTCATCCACTAACTCTTTTGTTGTTTTATCACGTAAGCAGATAACTATCTTCTCGCCTTTGTTTTCAGAATAAGATGTACTCGTTGCATCTAAATCATTTTCAACCATATTAGAAGGATTAAAACGATCGATCATAACTTTTACTCGAGGATCGGCCATAGATGCAGGATCTGACTTGTAATGATCAATTAACTTTTCTATGTTTCCTCGTACTTTCGACATCATTTCACAGGCATCTTGTTTGTCTGGTAGGTTCTGAACATGATAGGTATTTCCATCACTCATGCTTTGAACTTTTACGGTGTTTGATGGACCTCGAGATGACAGAAGTGCCAGTGCAACTCCTGAGCCTACTAGAGCGATAGGCCACATTATTATCTAGTTAGTTTGAATTTAAGCATCTAGGCCACGCTTGAACGGGTTGGGCTCAATCGTTGTATTCACGAAAGGACCAACCTTCATCTGCGGATTAGGAGGCTCGGAACGATAATCCCAAGAGGCATTTCGGTTAGTCTGGGTTACACCGGCAATAGCCGTATTTGTGTGAGACCCAGCGTCAACAAAGTTCTGACCAGCTAGATCACCCATACCAGCAGGATTTACGGCGGCCCAGGCAGCACCAAGTTCACCCTTGGGGAGCATGTCTTTCGGGTCTAACTTGGTCTCGGAATACGTAGCCTGTGAGTTGGGATGACGACCCTGGTGAGACTCAGTCGGTTGAGCATTCGAACCGGCATCGTACGTAGATCTTGATCGGGGAGCACCATCCGCTAGAGGACCTGAAACACCGAGCTGCTGGCCAAAAACTTGCATACTCTCTCCGAGGAAAGACTTACCCGACGAGTAAGAAGACATTAGATAAAATACAACTATGATACCACCTAGGACGAGCGCCAAACGAGTCTGAGATGATTGGAGCTTCATTACGTTTATATCCAATCGAAGACAAAAAGATTTTTAAAAGGTCCATCTACGCATTTTAGGGACGATTCAAATTTATAGAATTAGATAAGGGGATGGAGGTTATTATTTTTTCAGTTGTAACAATTGGTTCAATAATTGCAGCTTTATATTTGTTCGGACTTAGCAGACTTGATTTTCTGAAGAAAAATTGGGTCCAATATCGATGCGATCCGTTGTACATGCCCATGGCTGGATTTATTGGGGAAGATGTAGTCAAAAATTTCACTCAGTGTACCATGAAAGGATTTAATGACTATCTCGGATTCGTAATGGACCCTGTGATGTATGAAATTGGTATTGTTACCGACGGGGTCTCCGAAATAGCAGATAGTATGAATGCTATGCGAGGAACAATGGCTTCCGTTCGTGGTGGATTTATAGGTATTATCGGTACGGTCTATGGAAAAATACAAAACACCATGAGTCAGACACAATATATTGTAATTCGCATGAGAACACTTATGGCTCGTATTGTTGGTGTATTGATGTCTTTCGTATATGTGTTCTATGGTGGAATGGAGTCAGGAACTTCAGTAATGAACGGTCCTATTGGTAAAACAGTACAAATGTTATAAGAGTTAGAAATAATGTGGCTATTCTTTTTATTGCCAATTTTTGCTGTTTTTTCAGCATTAGCTTTTCATGCTAGTTATTCCGTTGATGAAATAAAAGCAGATTGGCCTAAGTACCGATGTAACCCAATCTATATGCCATTTGCAGGAATGATGAGTGAAACAATCAGTACATCCGAAAACTTTCAGTACTGTATGGGCCAGATGGCTGGAGAAGTTGTTAAACTACCCGTTGATGGTATCCATGGTCTATTGGGAGTTGTAACCGGTTCTCTTGTTGAACTTACGTCGCCATTAAATCTATTTCGTGAAATGTTCACTCGTCTTCGCATGGTGATGATGAGTTTCACATCAACAACATTAGGAAAGGCTACCAACTATACAGGTGTGTTTGTAGGATTCTTAATAAAGATTCGTGATATTCTTCAAAGGTTTGTTGGTCAAGGCTATATTGCATCATTCATAGCGTATGTTGGAATTTCATTCATAGAATCATTTGTAAAACTATGCATAACTGTCATAAAAGGATTTGTATATGCTATGTTGTGTCTCGCAGTAATTCTTGCTCTATTTCAACCAGGATTTCTTGTTCTAATTTTAGTTTTAGCATCAATGTTATCAGCAGCCGGAGCGTAAAAAAATCGTATCAAATCAATAAGTAAAGAATGATTGGTAAAACCGAACTCGTTGTTGCATTTTTTGTTGCAGCTCTTCTGGCTGGTTTATTTTTAAATTATGGTTCTAGCACGGCAATGCCTGCTCGTGAGAATTTCATGCAACACGAAATTGGCATGCCTATAAATGGAGGAGGAATCGGACCGTATGATCAAGTAAATAGTGCTGGTGTTGCAGGCTTAATGACGACAGAGCCGTCGTCTAGCTCCGGTGGAGTGGCTCCTGCAGGACAATCCGAAGATCCTAATAAACTTATGTATCTCGTTGGCAATGAAGTAAGCAACACATGCTGTCCGTCTGCATTTAACACAGATACCGGTTGCTTATGCCTAACCGATGACCAGAAAAATTTTATGGCGCGTCGTGGTAATAACAAGTAAATACTTAAAGATAAATTTATGTATATAGTTTAAATGGACACCAAAAAAGTATTCGAAGATTTTGCTAAAGATTTAAAATCTGCTTTTCCGGATCAGGTTTTAGAAACGACGAACGTCGAGCAAACAGTGAAACACATTGAAGATACATTTTACCCCTCTCTATTACAAGTTTTACAGAAGGATACAAAGTTCTTTGATGAACCTCGAGTATTATTTGGAACAGATTTGTCAAAACTGTGGGTGTTACCTAATTCACCCCACGATAGCATTTGGAAGAATATTCAAGCATGTATGATAGCATCTTTGCTTCATGGAAATATCAAGGACAAACTTGGCAAAGTAGTTGATGTCGCCAAGACTATACTAGGTGATCGTTTTAATGACCCAATTTCAAAAATTCTAAATGATGAGAATGCTGGAAGTCGCATTGAAGAATTTATTACATTTGCATCAGAGACTCGTCTTGCAAAACTGTTTTTCACGCTTGTTGAGCAGATTAAAATTGAAGAATTTGATCTAAACATCGAAGACCCTCGTGAACTAATGGCTCTTCTTCAGAACCCTGAAAATCCTGCAGTTAAAAAGATTATTCAGAAAGTTCAGGGATTACTAAACGAAAAGATACGTAGGGGTGAAATTACTAAAGAACAGATCACAAGTGAGATAGAAGAGGTCAAATCAAAAATAGTTCGTTTGTTCGGAAATACGTTTAACGAGATGCTAGGCATCGGTACAAAGGATAAACTTCAACGTCCTGTGCTTAACACCCCAGAAGCTCGTGCTCAATATAGACGCGATCGTCTCAGAATGAAGCTTCAGGAAAAATATAAGAATGAGAAAAACTCACAGTAAAAATAAGATGTCAGAACAAATTTGGTTCAAAGATCCGTCAATTCTTTTTGGACAAGCAACCTGGAATCGGTTTGTACCCACCAAGAGCATGACGACAGCAGAGTCATTGAACTCTGTGGTACGGTTTACAGTATATTTCTCAGTGTTGCTGTTTATATCTACCGGGGTCCAGGCATATGTGTTAGCCATACCCGCTGTCATGGCGTTAACAGTCGGACTGTTCATAGTATTTCCTACAGGAACTAGAATTGAACAGTTTACAATGAAAGATAACAAAGAGAACGGCAATTATACCATGCCTACACCCAATAATCCGTTCATGAATGTACTTCTAACAGAAATTAATGATAACCCTAATCGTGAAGATGCTGCACCTGTGACACGTAAAGACGTAATTAAGAGTATGGCAGAGTCTTTCAAACATACAAATGACATCTATATGGACACGTCGGATGTCTTTGATCAAACAGACGCAATGCGTACTTTCCATACAAATCAGTCGTCGAAGGTTCCGAATGATCAAGATGGATTTCTACGTTGGCTAGCAAAGGGTTATGATGCGCCGGATTATTCTTCTGCGGCTCCCTCTCGTGGAGGCAAGATCTTAAGTGAAGGATATGTTGATCAAAAAACCTTAATTACGACGCTTCCGAATGGATCGACGGCGATGCCGTCTGGTGTGCAGCCGTCTATGACGATGTTTGCGGGATCCTCCTCCAAATAGATCCTTTTCTAATTGAGATCTATCAAGACGAGAACCATCAATGCGCTTAACAATCTTGCCATTTTCAACTTTGACCATTGTTGGAAATCCAGTAATTCCTAATGACTCAGGAACGTTGTCAGATGACACGTTCTTCATATCAATGGTTGAATCTTCTGCTACTTTATCCCATACAGGTTTGGTCTTAATACAATGACCACATGTTCTCATAAAAAACATAATAGCTACTGGACCTTTTGATTTCAAAAGAGATTCAACTGCTGATTTACTTTTTACTGTTTTATCATCATCTTCGATGCTACTCATTTATGTGTTGTTGTTAAAAAAACGCGGTTGTAGATAAATGTCAGAACGTACTCCTAAAGCTCGTTCTGAATCTACATCATCTTCAGGTAGTGACGCATCTCCCGGACCTAAAGTACAACTATATGGACAGACTGACTTTACTCCTGTAGTTGAGAAGTACCAGTTAAAACAAGCATTAATAAAGGGATTAGCAGAGCGTCGTAAGGCTCTTGGAAAGAATGGTGGTAAAACTCGTCGTCGCCACAAGAAGACTCAAAAGCGTAAGCACCACCGCAAAACAAGTCATCGTAGAAAGTAAATGCAAAGTCATTGGGCTGGATACCAGAAAGCTATAGATCAGTCGAACATACCCGCTACATCAAACGTGGGTGTTGCAATTTTTAAAACAACAGATGATACAAAAGGTAAAACTGGGTTTATAGATTTGACCCCTAAGAAGCCTGAATTACAAGCTCGTTATGATGCTATGTCTGGCTCGTGGGAAGGTGTAAAAGCTTCGGAGGGTGCAATTAAGAGTGGAGTATTCACGACTGAATTTGCTCCTTTAAAGTAAGAACTGTATCATAACCAGTCGATTCAATATTATACCCCATATCTATGTATTTAAAAACAATGTCCTTTACCTTTTTAGGATCTGTCAATTCATTTGATTCAAATTGTATTTTTTTAGGATAATACAGTGAACCTTTTTCTTTTAGATAGTTAGCAAACTCATCTAAAATAACAACATCATGGCCTTCTGTATCAATTTTTAGAAACTTACATCCCCGAATTTGGTGAAGATCATAAAAAGCACCAAGCGACATCATTTGAACAGTTAGTTTACTAACATATTCTCTAACATTATGTTGAATATGCATCGGATGATAGTTTCCAATTGTATTACAACCTGCAAACCATTCGGGTAACTTATATTCTATAATTTTTTCACGAGGGATAAAAAATACATCAGTTGTTGCGTTTTTTTCACATTTACCGGTAATTGCTAAGCAACATTTTTTAACATTGAGTTTATTTGGAAGATTATCTAAATACATTTGAAGAGGATCAATAGAAAATCCAATTATAGAATCATCGGCGGATTCTATAATTGTCCAGAAATCAGAAGTTCCAATTTCAATGAAATCAACGTCTTTCATTTGAAATTAATTGTAAGACTCTTGTATAAACTTAAAAATGTTGAATCTGATCATAACATGCCCATCGCACTTGTATTCCAATAATATCTATAAAAGTAATTTGGTTTTCAAATTTATATGTTAAAAAGTTTTCGATACAAATTGACCCATCATATGATTCAAGAGCTTCTTTAAACAAAGAAAGTTTTGAGTTTGGAATTCTGTAAAAAAATGTATGAATTCCATCCTTTGGACCATAACAATGAGTTTTACAAAATGTTAGTTCATCTGTCTTGGTCCATTTTGATATATTAAAATGCCAGTTGTCTATCAACATATACCTACCAGTAATTTTATAGACATTTGCGTATTCTTCTTTCAAGTTAGAAAGAGCATGCAGTACAAGAGTCTTTTCACCGAGTCCTTTTTCCAGGCCATTGTTAACAATTTCATTAAATTCTAGATTAATAAACTGATCTACTTTTGATTTCAAAATATCCATCCATTCAGATGGTGGACTGCACTCGATTAATAATATGTGAATATCAGGCATATTTTTTCTAACCGATTCAATCGTTTCGAGTGTTTGTTCAAATCGTTGTTGATGTGAATAAATACTTCGTGATTTTGACCAAGTTAATGGTTTATCTGTAGTTTGAACTACAGATGTAATAATAATACAGTCTTTCATTTATTAATTAAATTAGGTCGCATCTAAATTGGCTTTTCTTTGCTTTGAGTAAAGAGAAAAATGAAAAACTATGATGATTTAATGTTCATAGGGGGTGTTCTCATTTTTTTATGTGTTCTTTTCATGTATTCTTCAGAACACATGTCAAATAAAGAACTATTGAATACATTAGAGCAGAATCGATCATCAAAGGAACCTTCGCAGGCAAAGATTTATGGACCGAAAGCTACCAAGCTCTCCGACTCGGAAAAAAAGAAGAAGGATGTAGAAGAGGAGGTTGATGACGATACAAGACCAAAATATCCTGATATTTATGGTCCCGATGTTCCTATGCTCCCTGGCACTTCGTCACAAAAGTTAATTTTTTCGGATGATCCGATAAAATCTGAAACATATGACTATAATCCTGATCTAAAAAATGCATTTCCTGTTGAAGGACCGCCTCAGCCTTACTTAGCAGACTTTGCTCCGTTTAAACATTGAGATATATAAAACTACTAGTAATAATGTTTGGACTTCAAAACTTTCGGGGAAGTTGTTGGGTTAACGCATGTCTTCAGGGTATTTTTCGGATACCAGAAGTTCAAAAAAGATATGACGAAGGAACATTTGAAAAAGATAATCTTATTGACGAATACATGTGTAAAATCTGGAAAACATCTGGACAAGAAGGGTTACGTGACCTTTTTAAGATGGTAAAAACTACACACATGCCTGCTGGTGAGGGTATTGGTGATAGTCACGAACTTATGCAGCATATATGTGATAAGTTACCGTTTTTAGATAAACTTTGTAGGTTTAAAGTTGCCGATTCTCTCGTTTGTAAGAAATGCAAAGAACGGACTCTAAAAGAAGATAGTGTTATTGAATTTGATATTACGTCTGCAGCTCCGAACACGCCAATTCTGAACTGTATTCAGGGTGCAGTTACACCATATGATATCGATGAGTGGAAATGTGAAAAATGTAAGAACTTAGGTTGTACCAAAAGTCATCTAATTGGATCTTTTCCTCAGGTAATGATTTTTCACGTTACGTCAATAAATGGATCAGTTAATTACTCAAGTATACTTGTGTTAAATTCAAAAAAATATGCACTTATTTCAGTAGTTTGTTACAACGGAGCTCATTGGTGGTCTTATGGTAGAAACATCCCACCCGGATCATCATGGTGTAAAATTGATGATCAGCGTGTGGAAAATTATGGCCCAAAGCAGTTTCCGGTGTCAACAAATATGAGAATGTTAATTTATTATCGGCTAGAAGAATAATGTTGCCTTATCCGACAATTTTCATAATTGCCATAGTGGTTATTGTTATGTCGTGTTTTTTCGTATTGATAGGAACCGGAAGTATAATGGGAGTTATAGTCGTGCTAACTCTTGCCGGTATCGTATACTATGTTCTTGAGTCGTTTGGAATTTTATCTGTAAAGATGATCAATAACCAATTAGATATTTCATTCAACGAACACAGTCCTTCTCCAGCACCGGCTTCTATGCCACCTACTCTGTCAACTAAGAACCATAAACCGAGATCAATTGAACTAAAAGAAGTATTCTATGTTGGTGGAAACGATTATACATACGAAGAAGCTCCTGCATTATGTGCTGCATATGACGCAGATCTTGCATCTTACGCTCAGGTGATGGAATCGTATGCTGGAGGTGGCGAATGGTGTGGATATGGATGGACACAAGGTGGAATGGCTCTATTTCCTACTCAACAGGAAACGTGGGAAGCTCTTCAGGGCGAGCTAGATATTTCTAGAAAAACCGCATGCGGGCGTCCTGGAATTAATGGTGGATATTTTGATCCGTCTACAAAGTTTGGAGCAAATTGCTATGGTGTAAAACCCGAGAACACTTCAACTAAGTTACCCAAAACATTACCCGGTATGGATGCAGACGCATTCAATAAAATGGTTGACAAGTTCAAGGCGATGGTAACCAAAACTGTATATCCTTTTAACCGCGATGATTGGTCAAAGATTAATCTTTCTAGACAAAATGTAAATGGAACCAAAACAGGCGTATCCCCTTGAAACACCGGTAAATAGAAAGTTATACGTTCCCGGAGAAGACGAAAGTGGATTTTCTAAGCCGCTTGCTAGTCCTCACTCTTCACAAGTTGATCAGACCCATCGCAATCTTACATGGTTATTCCATAGACCTCAGAATCACTCAATTTTTCCTGTAGAAACAGAACCGGTGAAGATAGGAAAGAAAAAGTAAATATCAAATACAAAGATGATAGAAGTTGCTCTACTCCTTGCTTTGGGGGCTGTTGGATATGGATTAGCCATTCAACAATCACCTGTTGATAACGAAGCCACTGAAAATTTTACAGAATCGCGCCAGGAAAGAGTTCATAAGTCTGGCAATAATGGAGATGATGTCGAACACAGTCAAAACAAGAAAGGACACAATAACCAAGTACCCTACTTCGGTGCTTCTTTAAAACAGAGTACGTATTCAGGTGCAACTGATAATATCCTAGATAATCACACGGGTGCTGGTAAGGAATATTTCCAAAAGACGGAGACAAAGTCATTCTATGATGCAAAGCCTGGTACGGGAAATCCGTTTGGAAACGCGAACGAGTCAGATTTTATGCAGTCTCGTATGGTTTCAGGTCAAAGTATGAAGAATATCTTTCCCATCGAACAAGTTCGTGTAGGTCCTGGTGCAAATGATGGATATACAAATATTCCGAAGGGTGGTTTCCAACAGGATCAGCTTTTTGAGTATAAGCTACCTAAGACAACCGACGAGCTACGAATTGATACTCGTCCCAAGGTTTCATATACACAAGATCCTATACCTGGCGCGTCTCAGATTACACAACCTGGTATTCAGGCTGCAGTGAATAAGAACAAACCTGACCGTTTTGTTCTATACGGTCTAGAACGTGCAAACACAGCTGTCGGTGCTCAAACTGCTCCTCGCAATTATCCCGAACAGCCGATGAAAGAAACATCGCGTGCATCAACAAGTGTTAACTACAACGGTATCGCCGGAGGTAACGCGATCTTTTCATCGTACATTCGTTCATTCACAGAGCCTTATCAGGAATTTATGAAACTAACAACTGAAGGACGTCCTGGACCTGCTGGTGCACAGGGAACAGGTATGTCTATTGGTGCTGATAACTACTCAATTCAGACAAAGAAAGACGAATCAGTTCTCAGTGATGCTACTCGTATTAATCCTCCTATTCAGCGCATTAATGCTCATGCTGATAGTTTAGGATCATTCCGTTACAATGAGCCTTTACAACAGGATGTCTTAGTTGACCGTAACCATCCTTCAATTTTAGATGCTCACAAGAATAATCCGTATACACAGAAGTTAACCTCTTTTTAAATAATGGAGGCTATTCGCGAACAATTAGTATATAAAGAAGGAAAAATTCAAATCTGCATGAAAGATTTGAAACCTGTAGAACAATATGAGCTAATTCGTCTTTTGGTAGCAACACGAACAAAAGACGTCTTTATTTGCAAACATGACTCTATAAATTCTTATATTTCAAAAGTATTGGGCGAACTTAATTTAGTATTTACGAATTGTGGATCTTCTGTTTCGGAAGTACGAACGTAATGTCTTATGATATCCACCACCTGGAGTTGGTGGAACGATGGGAGCAACCCTTACATTATTATTAACTAATCTCTGAATTGTCTTGTAACCAATTGACTTATATAGTCCGTTCCATTTAGTTCTTAATGCTTCAATTGCTGCAGGGTTGTTTCTATCTATTACACGGGCTTCTCTTATAAGTTGATTCCACTTATCATCTGGAATATCTCCAGGTTTTTGCGGAGCGCCATTTTGTTGTTGCTGTTTCTTTTCTTCTTCAGCCTTTACATATTTAGCAGTTTCTGGATTTATCTCCTTTAATAATGCACGAAGCTTATCTGTGTTTTGTCTGAGAACTGCTTCTTTTAATGTATTGGCTAAATTGTCATTTATTTTTTGCTTCATAACTTCATCCTTTTTTAGAGTATCGATTTTTACTTTCAGTGCTCTTATTTCTTTATCTTTTTCTATAACTACTTTCATTTTTTCATTCTCAGTATTTTCTAAATATTCTTTTGCTTTATCTTGTTCAATTTTTCCTTTATATTTATTTAGTTCAGTTTTATATACGTTTTCTTCAGTTTGACGTTTATTAATTGATGCTAAGATTCTCTCGAGAGCATTTAACCCAGAATACGTTGGGCGTGAATCATTTAGCCCCGTGAGATCTTTAGGATTTCTCACTGAAGCTGGTAAATTAAAACGCCCTGTAAATAACGTTAGAATATGCTGACTTAATTTAGGATTAAATCTTGTTACTTCTACTATATCTTTGTCAACAACTTCTTTAATTTTAGTAAAAATTGTAGGATTTTCAACAACTTTTTTAACATCATTTTCAGAAATATTAGGAAGTTTTAATTTAAGTAACCATTTTAGTGCGATCACATGATTCTTTACTTTCACATCTAGTGGTTCGGTTCTAGTAGTATCTGACTCTAAAAAGTATGTTAATGATGTAAAATCAGTAACTCGAACATATTTATTGTTAATTTTTAAATCAGCACGAATAATTGCATATAATACTTCAATAAGTGCTGGAGTACCAATACTATTGTCTTTCGCTTGAAGATCTTTTATATTTTTTAATGTTAGCTTATCAACATTTACAATCGGTTTTAATAGTATAATTAACTTACCAAGTTTTTCTATATATTCTAGAACCAATTTAGGTAATGAATTATCGTAATCATACTCAAATAATAATTGTAAACTATATTTACAGTGTTGGTATTGTCTGATAGGGTCTGTCTGAACTTCTGAGAAAAATGTTAGTAAATCATCAAATGTTAATATCCTACTTGAAATACCCGATTTAAGATTTAGTCCCGTTCGTGTGTTGATTCCTGTTTTTACTGATGTTGCTACAGAGTTACTTATTTCACCAATTCTTCCGCCACGACACCACTTGATCACTTCTTCTCCAAATTTCAATTCGAGTGGTATATCTAGTTCAGGGTAGTTGACTGAAAAAATATCCGTAAGTGACACCTTTCTAAATTGAAGTTCGTCTCGTTTTATATCCGCAAGTGCATGAATAAACTGAGGAAATGATAACACTTTTGGTGGAAGAGGGTCAGGAACAGGAGTAGGTTCGAGACTTTCCATTAGTTCAACTATCTTTTTTGGACTGATGCTTTTTATACTTCGTAATGTTCTTACCCAGTTTAGAACTATTAGATACTGTGCATCTGTATAGTCGTAATAATCTGGGGGAAGATCTGCAGGTGGAGGCGGTGGAGGAGGCGGTGGAGGAGCTTCACCTTCAGGAGGAGGCGGTGGAGGAGCTTCACCTTCAGGAGGAGCAGGAGGAAGAGCTTCACCTTCAGGAGGAGGGGGCGCGCGGCGGCGCGGCGGTGGAGGCGGTGGAGGAGCAAATGGAGGCGATTGATTAGCTCGTCGAGCTGCATCTACATCTAACTCACTAGTAGGAGGAGTAGGAAGAGCAAAAGGAGGAGGCTGAGCAGGAGCAGGAGCTGCAGGTGGATGCGGTGGAGGCGGTGGAGGCGGTGGAGGCGGTGGAGAAGCTTCATCTTCAGGAGGAGGCGGTGGTGGAGGCGGTGGAGGAGGCGGTGGTGGAGGCGGTGGATGCGGTGGAGGCGGTGGAGGACCTGCAGGAGGAGCAGGACGAGCAGGAGGACCTACAGGAGGAGCTGCAGGAGGAGCAGCAGGATCATCTGGAGGAACAACTGACTCAAAAATATAACTACCTGTTTGTCTATTATATGTTGCAGTATTGACTATGTTACCATATCTAGAAATGATACGATTTATAAATGGCGAAACACATACCATTTTATCGCATTTTTTACCATTTTCAGCGTGTCCATGTCCAACAGATCCAATCAAAATAAAATTGTTATCATTTACAATTCCAATTGGACCTCCAGAATCTCCTCCTTCTAATTGCTTTGTTGTACAAATTCCTCTTACGTACTTTTTTGAATTTCCAATAAGTTCATGTGCTAGATATGCCTCTAGTTCTTGTCGAGTCATCAATTCATCATTTATTTTAGCAGTTTCTTTCCAATTTTTATTAGTTGTTCTTCCGTAATAAACTAATTTTGTTTGGTCAGGTAGATCTTCGACATTAGTTAATAAATATACACAATTAATTGTATTGGTAGAATTAGATACTTCCATTATAGCAGCATCATAATATTGTGCATTTCTAGAAAAACCAAGTGAAAATGTTTCAATCACATCTGCTTGCGTTCTATCAGATGGATATGTAACTTTTTTGTTCTTAATTATTGTACTATTATCAATATCATAAGTACAATGTCCAGCTGTCCAGACAAGACCACTATTTGTTATTGTATTCGCAAAATGAAACCCAGAACATGTGTTATCTGTATTAACTGCTAATGTTTTATAATCATCTATGGGATCTACAGGACGAGCACCGGGAGGTGGTCCACGAATACGAGGAAGAGGACCGATATCAGAAAGAGCAAGTTCAGGAGCGGCAGGACGAGCTGGAGGCGGAGGAATACGAGGAATAGGACCACTAGCAGGAGCTGCAGGAAGAAGAGCAGGAAGTTCAGGAGCTGCAGGTGGAGGAGCAGGAGGAAGAGCAGGAAGAGGACCAATACGAGAAGAGAGGGCCGCACGATTAGTAGAAAGACCACCGGGAGCACCTATAGGACCTTTAGCATCGGGTGGAGGCCCGCGGCGGCGCGGAGCAGGTGGCAGCCCATCGTAACCATTTAGAGCATTTAAAAATATTGCTATTCGATCAATTCTCGCAGTATCTGTAGCGTTAAGACCTCCATTACGATCTGGATGACACGCCAGTAGTATTCTTATAATTCTTTCAATTTTTTCATCAATTATTATAGTCTTGTTTTCTGTATTAAGTTGATATTGGTTAAATCCGTGGGTTAGGGTATCTCTTTCATTATGATCTTCTCCAAAAAAGGGATCGTTATATAACAGTGGATATGCGTTTACACAGTTGTTATCCTCATCTGCGAGGGGAGGAGCTGCAGGAGGAGCTGCAGGAGGAGCTGCAGGAGGAGCTGCAGGAGGAGCAGCCTTAGCCTTAGCTTCAGCTTCAGCTTGTTCAGCAGCAGCTTTTTCAGCAGCAGCTTTAGCATCCGTTCTAGCTTGTATTCCTTCTAAAAATGATAATTCGGAAGACCATTGTTTTATTCTTTCTTCCTGATCAGCAACGTGCTTTTTCCATCCTTTTGGTTTTTTTGTTTCATATATTAATATTTGAGCTTCGGCTCTCTCTATAGATCCTTTTAAGTTATCAATAGTGTATTTTGTACCACCTTGTTGAGGTGTTACGTCTGAATCATTTTCTAGTTCACTAACCTCTTCAGCTCCACTTTCTATTGAATAGATTTTTGTTCCTAGATATGCAGACCCGAATGAAGCAAGACTGCCTAAAACGAGCGTGACTCCATAGACCGCGCCTAACGAAGCCATACGAATCCTATTGTATTGAGCAAAGATGTTTCATTTAGTAAAAGACAACGTAGAGCGAATTGAAAACAATTTGCTTTACGTAAAATCGTTTCGCGATTCGATATTTTCATGGTGGTTTAACGTTATAGCATTATTGCTTGTAATGTGCTCATTTGTATTCTTTTTATACAGTAGTTACGGAACTACACCCGAAGAACCTAAAAAGATACCATTCGTAGCAAATCCGTGGCAAAATGCTGTAAGAAATGTTCCAACTAATGAATATGGACAGACTCCTCAAACTGAAACTGGATCTATTGTACAAGGGCGTTCCTATAGAACAAGCGCGGTTGCGTTTTGAAGAAATCAAAGCGACTCCTGCAAAAGAAACTGAAGTGCCTAAACTAGAGAAACGTCGTAAATTAAGAATTCGTGTAACAGAAGATAAATGAAGTCATCTTCGGCATATACAAACTATATTCGTGTAAAGGCGCAAGGTACTCTTACAAAGGTAGAGTTTCCTGGTGGAGTGGCACGTAATAATTATCCGTTAAATGCAGCGATTGCATGTCCTGTTTCTATTTTTGACATCGTTAACTATAAAGAAGTAAATTGTACGCCGTTAAAAACTGGAAAACTTCCCTGTATAAAGTAATGCAGGCTCCCAGTGCCAAAAACATTAAAAGTTTCTTACAACCTATTCAAATTATAAACGATAATATTTTGGATAATGAAAAGAATCAACTTATTACAATTTTAACAAACTATTTGAAAGCACCTAAAACAAATGGACAATCTGCTCTTACAAACCTAGAAAAGCTTTCTGTTTCAGTTTCAGCTATATCCGCTAAAGTTTAAGTTCCATCTGTTAATGTTCTATAAAGTGAATTACTAATGATTTCATCAATTTCAAGTGTAAACGAAAAATCAACACCGTTTGTATCTACTATTTTTCCATAGACGTCGTAGACTTTTATGGAGATCTTTCGAAGATCTTGAGGCTTTTTAAAGTAAAACGTTCCTGTAACTGTATTTTGACCTGAGTCAAAAACAACTGCAAACGAAGGTACGGTCAAGAATATCTTGGCAAATGCAGTAATCCGATCGTGCGTATTGTATTGGTGTATTAGAACCGGATAATCATTTCCGAGAGATAGGAATACGTAATTTGAGTCAATTGAAATAACAATTGAATCTGCCGTGTATGAGTTTTTTCCAGTGTATATTGGAATTTTTAAAGTACCGGTCGAGTTAATAACACCAGTAAACCCTAGATTATAACCAATTCCGGTATCTAATGACCTGGCGGCTGGATTTTGTTTAGTAATGAGAGTTCCATTAATATCATACGATACAGTATATTGAGTATACTCGGTTGAAAAATTTAATGAAAACTCTAAGCCAGTTAATGTTGAAAATGTAACTTTACCTGTTGTTAAACTTAAAGAAACCTGGATATCTGAAGAAATTTTTGCAGATACTGCGGATTGAATTGCCGCTACGAGTGTAGATGGATCATCATAAGAACCATCCGGTATAGTAATACTTACAAATCCATCTATATACACAGTACCCGTGGTATCACCGCTTATACCCCGTGGGTTATTAAATGTAATCGTCGATCCAAGAATATTTGTTATTATAAATGTTCCATTATTCGCAGCATATTTTGAATTAATAATATTTATAGTTTCACCTATTTTGAGAGTAGCGGACCCAGATACTGTTGTCGGATCTATTGTTATAGTTGTAACATCAACAGTAACCTGTGTAGTTAAAATGGAAGCAGAATAACTGACATTTCCGTAGTTAATTGAAAATGTTGTATTCTTTCTCTCGGAACTAAATGTATAGCTTGTATTTGGAAATTCTATACTAGATACACGCATAGATGTAACGTTACGAAATGGTTTCTGAAATACATAATCATAGTTTGTAGGCATTGTTATCGTCTGGTTTACTCGAAACCGACTGTCGATATTTAAAACGCTTCGAAGAATATCTTTTGTCAAATATTTTACGCTATTAACTGTCTTATCTTGATATGAATCAGATGCCCCTTGGATGATACTTTCTCCAAGATTATGACCCGGTTTATTGAAACCATCCTTTTCTTCTATTTCTTCAGGTCGCGGATCTCGAAGAAGAATTTCATCATGAACTTCTTCCTCTTGTACGACATCTTCTGCTTCTTGATTCTGTCTATATTGTTCGGCTAAGATATCTTGATACGTTAAATTATTTTGCATTATTAAGAAATAACCTCAAAATATTTAAACCATAATAAACAATATGTCAGTGAACGTTGTATCTGCATCTGATTACTTACGAATAATACAAAACCCAAAATGCACGGGACCGGTTGGTCCAACAGGCCCTCAAGGAACTACAGGACCTACAGGACCTGCTGGAATTGTAACAGGTATAACTTATTACATGAATATCAAATCACAACCTCCTAATGCTGTAGTTGAAAACGGTAAAGTATTGTCAATTTCTGTAACCTCGCATGGATCTGGTTATACAGTTACACCTACTATAACAATATCATCGCCTTCTAGTGGAGGAGTTACTGCGACGGCAACGTCTATATTAGGAGCCAGTAGTGGGCTTGGTTCACCTGTTCTCTCTATTACTATTACAAACCCAGGTTCGGGATACATAACTGTACCAACTGTAACAATAAGTCGCGGTTCGGGAGATACTACCGGCTCAGGAGCAACTGCAAATTGTGTAATTTCGGATTATTTTAAATTATCAATCACACCTCCTGTTTTTTCTGATGCGTTAAATTCAAATTATACTGCAATAAATTCGGCATACCAGTATACAGGTTTTTACGCACAAGTCAAGCCTACATATGTAGCAGCACCTGGAGCATATCCAAGTTCAGATTTCTTACTTGCGAGTTTTTCGACAAATCCGGGTGACTTATCAGCATATTCTGTAATACCTCAAGGTACTTGGATATTGTCATTCAATGCATATTCGTTTTATAGTTCAGATACTTCGTTAGGAGCAGCGGGTCCAGCTTCATCCGTAGACTCTTTTGTCTATGCGGTTGTTTCTATAACAGGTTCCACATCAAATCCAGTATTGCTTGGACGATCGAGAGGTGTTCAGATAGATAATAAGGGAACAACGGCATTCTATACAGTTAACATTCCAACAATCGAAAACTTTTCAGTACAGAATCCTACACTTGATGTTTTAAATGTTCAAATTTATATCCCAAGAAGTGGTATTACTGCAACAGGTCCTACGACAATACAATATTGGGCAGGAGGTGATTCTATAAGTCAAATCGTTACATCCTTCCCTCCGGCAGGTGGTGTAATGGGTTCAACTGGCCCCTCTGGACCTCGTGGGTTGACAGGTGCAAGCGGAGTACAAGGACCAACTGGACCGCGCGGACAAGACGGTTCAAATGGTTCAAACGGTACAAATGGTCAGACAGGTGCAACCGGGCCTGCTGGTACGCTTCCGCCTGGAGTCATAATGCAATATGCATCAAATACTATACCATCTGGTTGGTTGTTATGTGACGGTAGCTCGTTTACAATATCACAATATCCAGATTTATATGCCGTTATAACCAATACATATGGTGGTACAAGCCCAACATTTAACGTTCCAAACCTAAGTGGACGAATGACGGTTGGTAAAGGCAGTGCTCCATTTAATGGTTTAGGTTATTTAGGTGGTTCATCAACCACAACACTTAATACGAATCAACTACCTCCTCACGAGCATACCTTTGGACTAAGTAAATATGGAGGTGTTGCTTCTGTAAGTAGTGGTGGCGGTACGTACGTTAATGGACTTGGAGGGGATCCAGTTGGAAAAACAGGATCAGTTATTTATGATACAAACGGAAATGCTGTAGGTTCTCAACAACCAGTTAATGTTATGAATCCTTATATAGTTCTAAATTATATCATCAAAACGTAATGTTCTTCAAATCATCCAACCAAAGTTGCTTGGCAGTCTTAGCTTCCATATCACGAATCTTGTTCTTTAGTTCGGCAAGTTCCTTCTCATGCTTAGTCGCATTTGTTAGAGTCAATGAAGCAATCGGAAGATTCATCAGATAATCATAAGATTCCTTGATGAGTTCAAACTTTTCCTTTTTAAGAAGCACATCACACTCTTCACGCGTCTTGCGACGAATATCAGGAACAGGTTTCTCTTGACACTGTTGACGAATGAATCGAACGACATTCTCATGATACGGCAGCTTGTCGTTCAGCATTTTCAAAATATGTTCACGGCGCTTTCCATATAGTTCAACACGTACAGTTGCAAACTCGGAAAGAATCTGATTAGGACTGTCGTACTTCTGAATTACACACTTAGAATTGAATGCGTGCATGTTAGTTAGCTTGATCTTGTCAGTCAACTGCTTCTCAACTGCAGATACATCTGCGCCAAGCTTTACCTTTACGAGAATATCCATGTCAGTAGATGTATCCGTAAAGTCCTTGATGACTCCATCAGTAACCATCTTGTCGAGAGTTTCACGGAAGTCAGCAGTCCACGTTCCAACTGGAAGTTCCGTAATGGTCATCATATCCTTTTCAGTCTTCCAAACACCCTTAACGATGTAATCATTTTTTGCATCCTTTACAATCGTGCCTTTGAATCCTTGATAATATGGTACAAACTCGCGCTCAAGTCCTTTACCAGTTTCAAGCCACTCAACAAGTGCAGCTTTGAGATCCTTTGGATTAAATGAAGGAATGTTAGTACTATATCCAGTACCAATACCACGAGATCCGTTCACAAGTAGCATCGGAAGAACCGGAGCATACCATTCAGGTTCTACTGGCGTTCCATCGTCATCGCGATACACGAGACAATCTAGATCATCCGCTGGTACAAGATGCTGAATGTAAGGCTGTAGAAACGTGTGGATATAACGGGGCGAAGCTGAATCCTTACCACCTTGAAGACGAGTACCAAACTGACCTTCGGGTACAAACCAGGCAATATTATTTGAACCTACAAAGTCCTGAGCCATAGCTACAATCGCTTCTGTCAACGATGCCTCACCGTGGTGGTAACCAGAATGCTCAGATACGTATCCTGCAAACTGAGCAACTCGAATTTCAGTTTTCAAGTTTCTCTTAAATGCAGAGTATAGAATCTTACGCTGTGACGTCTTAAGACCATCCATTACGTTCGGAATCGATCGCTCCAAATTGTAGTTCGAGAAGTGAATCAAATCCTTATGTACAAACTCTTCGTAAGGAACGAGTTGTCCCGGATTCGCATTGATAATTTCACTGCGTGAATATGTCTTGAGCCAATCCTTGCGATCATCGGCCAAACTTTTGTTGAATGCAAGCTCAATCGATTTATCACTGGATTCGTCGGTATATGAATAAGGAACAATGTTCATCGTCTTAAAATAATCTTTCGCCTCATCACGAGTTGAAGTACCAAGTCCCTTGTAGTATTTAACCTTCCAACCCTTAGAACCGTCGGTCTTTCGCCACTCTTCGTAATCATACTGAGTATAGAATGACTTTACGTTAGAACCTTTTGTAGCTTTTACGATCGGAGTGGCCATGTAGGTAATGAAGTTAGGAACCTGAAATAGTTCGTGCCACAGCTCGTGAAACATATTAATAAGAAGTCCACGAATATGAGAACCGTCATAATCCTGATCGGTCATGATGAGGATTTTTCCATAACGAAGCGATTTGATATCTTTGTACTTCTTTCCAGATTCTAGCCCAAGAATCTTCTTCAGGTTTGCAACTTCTTCAGTCTGTTCAACTTTGCGAACAGATGAATCTTTTACGTTCAACAGCTTACCACGCAGAGGAAATACACCATACGTCTTTCTCTGTTCCTGTGACAGACCAGAAAGAGCCATCGCCTTAGCTGAATCTCCTTCTGTAAGAATCAGTGTACATTCATGACTCTTTACAGTTCCAGCTTGAGTTGCATCATCCAGCTTTGGTACACTAATTTTACTTTGCTTCTTTCCATCGGTTTTGGAATTCTCTTTGTTGTCCTTTACATTTTGCTGCTCGAGTACCTTCTCAACAACGTTCAACTTAGTAACAACCTTCTTTAGAAAGTCATCACTCAATTTACAAGAAACTTTTGATGTAAGAACTTCCTTAGTCTGGCTGCTGAACGAAGGATTCTCTACAAAGCAGTGGATAAATACCGCAAGAGAGTCACGAACGAGCGCTGGTTTAACTTTGATTTTCTTCTTAGTCTCCAGATAATTCACAATATGAGAAACAACCTGGTTCGTAATTTCATCCACGTGCTTACCAGAACGAGTCCAAATACCGTTAACAAACGAAACATTGAACGCACGATCAAATGTGCTATCAGCGACTGCAATTTGCCAGCCCACTTGGGGAATGTCTGTGACAATGGCTGTATCTTTCGTCAGATACCAGGAAGCGTAACTTGTAAGGTCTCGAAATTTAACTGGTGTGCCGCACCATGTAACCTTAACCTCCTTCCCGACTGTCATTGCAAGATCAAACACTCGTCGCTGAATGACCTTGAGTAGACCTTCTGGAATAGACGCATCCTTCCATCCGAAACGGGCAAAGTCGGGAGTCCATTCGATCTGAACATACGGCTTTACCTTTGCTGATTTGACAGACGGTTCTCCAATTTTAGACATGTTATTTTCGAATGTTTGTACATATTTGAGTTCACGAACACCATCTACGACAGTGATCTTAAGCTGCTTAGCAAAGATGTTTACGAGTTTGACTCCGTAACCATTCTTGCCTCCAACCAGCTTCTTCTCTTCCTTGTCGTAGTTTGTAGACGTGAGTAGCTCGCCAAAGATCATTTGGGGAATGTACACGCCATACTCTGGGTGCTTCTCAACATCAATAGACTCACCATCATTCTTGATTGTAATAACGTTATCTTCAACTGTAATATCAATTGTCTTTACAGGATTCTTTGAACCTTTCTGGCGAAGACGTACGACGTGATCATGTGCATTCACAAGTAGTTCGTCAAACAGCTTGTAAAACCCAGGATTGAAGTTTGAAATCGTCTCAGCCACAAAGCTATCGTCTTTTACTACAAACTGTTCATCATTTGAATTCTCAATGCTACCGATGTAAGTATCGGGTAGAGATAGGATGTGCTCACGGTGAGTATGCTTGCGGTACTGTTTAGAAAGGTCAGCCATTCTGTGTGTCTTTCATTAGTTATGTCTTCATGAAAATTCGTTTTAGATCAAATATTGATTCGTTAGTAGAAACGCAGTATCTGATTCATCCCACATTCCATGATCTTTAAAACGCTGAATCTTTTCGGCGGTATTCGTTAGATAATTACAATGAACCATTTTTGCTTTAGAAGTTAAATTGCGATTGAAGTATACCTCACCGTTGGGATATTCTTCAATCGGTAACTTATGTACCGAAATACCAATAACTTGGGGGTATACACGATTAAATGCATGTTGATCGTTATTATGTTTAACAGTAGTTGTCGCTAACCAATCAATTGATTTTTGTAAAACTGATAACGTGAAATGATTGCTTCTTGCAAGAAAAAAACCAGTACACGCACCCCACAAATCATCTTGCATGACAAAGCTTCCTGGTTTTGATATCATATCATTCAAACAATTCTGAAAAAAAACAATGTCATTGTCTACCCATATAATATTGCGATCAAGACCCATATTCATTTTGATAACTTCAAGTTTCTTTAATGTGATCGAATTAAATTGTGTAGTTCCGTAAACAGCTGCTTCTTGTTGACTGTTCAAAATGTAGCAGTGGAATAAATTCATCGGAATTCCAACTTTCATAGCAGAATTGAGCATGTTTTTCATCATTGGCAGTTGAGCATCATTTGTCATACAAACAATACGCATTTGTTTACAGATTGTAAGATTAAATCATTTAAAATGCCGGGTCGTAAACCAAAGGTTGTAAAAAAAGAAGTGGCTGTAGATGAAACACCGGTTATTTTTCGATTAAAAGTTACAGATACTACGGAGAACGAAATTGTTCCAGTTGGTGAAAATGTTTCTTATTCTGATATCCTGACGTCTGTTGAGACATCCAAGGTATCTGAACGTTTTAATACAGATATTCTTAAATCAATTCTTGAAAAAGTATCACTAGAAACAACTTATTCCGAGAATACAGTTTGCTTCTGGTGCTGCCATTCTTTCAATTGGATGGCATCATATCTACCTGTTTCATACGATTTATATAAAAATATCTATAGTTGCGAGGGATACTTCTGTTCCCCTGAGTGTGCCCTTGCACATCTTTATAATGAGAATAAAATTTCAGATTCTATGCGATGGCATCGTCATGCACTTTTATTCTATCTATATCGCGAACTTTATGAGACTAAAGATTTATCGCCTGCACCTCCTCGAACAATTCTGAGAATTTTCGGAGGACCCCTTGACATTCAACAATTTCGGGAATATACAAATTCTACAAATGAACTTGTAATGACAGATATTCCACCCATTCGTCTACTGTTTCCATCTATGAATGTACAAGGACCTTTGCGTGACATAAAGCGATACGTTTCACTTTCAACCGATGCAGTTGAGAAGGCATCCGAACATCTTCGTCTAAAACGTTCTAAAGTGGTAAACACTAACGTGCCTACGCTAGATATGTGTATTGTTAAGACGTAGGTTCTTCCTTTCTTTCGGGTATCATTTCGAGAACAACATGCTCAGGTTGCGCATCTGGTTTAGGACTGATTAACTTAGCACTGCTTTTCATTCGACTAACGACACCAGAAGAAGCAAGAGCAGCTAAATCCTGCTTAATAAGTGCAGATGTATCGAGCTTGGGAGGCGATGAACGGCGACGACTTACCTCCTTCTCCACTTCCGTTACAAGTTTGGGTTCTATCATTCTCTTGATAGCATCGATTCGTCTCTCCTCAATAGACTTCTTTGCAAGGACTTCTGCCTTCGCATTAATTTCGGCAAGGTTTTCATCCGCACTATCGTATATCTTTGTCTTTTCAAGGTTGTTACAGACTTCTGGCTTTGATATATTTACATTCTTGAACGTACGTTCGAATGCGTTAATTGAATCTTCGGGAATTGTCGGTGATGATTCAATCAGACGATCCATTTCAGAACGAGAAACTAAGAGAAAGTCCATACAATCTTCGCGCTGGTTACGAGGAAGAGCTAACTCAACAGAGATTTTGCGCTGTAACTTTCCCCATGAAATACCAGCTGAACGGTGAGCTTCCATTCCCTGGGCATACTGAAGGAAGTTGGCTACAGTAGTAACTATACCGGCAAACAACGATACACCACCTACGCCAAGTTGTGCAACAGGTTGTAATTCAGGAGGAAAAATAGATGTCATACCAAAGTTAGCTGTTCCAGTGAGAGTCGAAAGAATAATCACTGGAATTGTAAACGCCATATTGTAACCGCGAAACTTCTTCTCAGTGCGATCGTGTAACCAACGATAGCAAGCAGATTTATCAGCCCATTCGGCAAGTAGATGTTCTTCACTGTCACCCCAACCACCGTTAGGAAGTGCTAAATGAGGTCTTTTCACTTCGGGAACGGGTTGTGCCATTATCTACTATATGGATTTTAAACCGAAGACACATTGCTTGGAACGCGTATTTGAAGAGCAGAATTTCTACGGCTTTCTGTCATAGACTTTCTACGTTCGGGTGACTTTTGAATCGCAAGACGATCGACGGCAAACTTGATTGCAAGAACAAGAAGTGTTAGTAGACCAGCAGATCCAAACCCGATACCGAGTTTTTCATCAAGATTGAACACTTTCTCATTCGAAGAAACTATCGAAGTTATGTTAGTAGTTTGGTTATACGAAGCACTGACAGTCGGTGTTACGCTAGCTAGAGGACTATACGAAGCACTAGAGCTTGTTGTTACGCTAGCTAGAGGACTATACGAAGCACTCACTGACGTAGAAACTGTAGGTAATGAACTGTATGACGCACTCGCTGATGGACTTGCCGATGGAGTTATCTGACTTACTACCAACAGAAACGGTGCTATGATAACTCTTAGTAGTAGCTGCATTATATAATTATAATTTTAGTTTATGTAAATTTAAACTTACACAATGAAGCTTATTTAAAAATAATATGGATATAACAGAACGGATAAAAAAGTCAGCAATTACATGTGACCATGTTATTCAAAAAACATCGACACCAAATTCACTACGAATGGATGCAATTATTCATCACGTAACAACAATTCCCGCTATCAAAAATCTATTGTGTGTTTCTCAGCATGATTATCTTCCTAATGTATTTGAATCGGTTCAAATTGAAACTGATGTTTTTTTTCAGCTCAATGAATTGAAACATAAAGATGGACAACTTGAAAACATAAAGTTCGAACTTTTTGCGTATGATCACGAAGTTCAATTTCTCCAATCCTTTATTGATCGATGCAATATTGATTTCGCAAGAAAAATGGCAAATAAACTTGGAACAAACTTGTATTACTTTGATATGATAACACAGAACAAGTCTAAGAAAACTACACAAAATGCTCTACCAAATAGTCATCTCATTTATACGAAACATCAATTCCATACAACCCGTTCATTTGATAACGTATTCTTTGAACAGCGCGATAAAGTTCGCAATCATGTAAAGTTTTTTCTAACACGCAAAGATTGGTATGAAGCGAAGGGAATACCGTATACACTTGGATTTATGTTTCATGGAGAACCCGGATGTGGAAAAACGTCTACTATTAAAGCTATTGCAAATACAGCACATCGTCATATTTTAAACATTCATCTATCAGAAATTAAATCTAAATCACAGCTTCGTCATCTTTTCTTTAACGATGAAATTCATGTATACAACGGAAATATAACCGAACGTTTCATTATTCCTGTTCATGAACGTCTTTATGTAATTGAAGACATTGATGCTATGGGTGATGCAGTTCTTAAACGTGAATGGAAGAAACCGTCTGCTCCGGAGAAACCAAAGGAGAAGGTTGGAGATGCATGGTTAGATAATAAAGATCATGACGATGAAATCAAAGAACCGATTGATCTTTCATTTCTACTCAACTTGCTAGATGGAACGTTAGAGGCATCTGGTCGCATTCTTGCTATTTCTTCAAACTTTCCTGAGCGCATTGACCGTGCGCTTATTAGACCGGGTCGTATTGATATGATTGTCCATTTCAAGAAGTGTAACCGTCAAATTCTCCGTGAAATGGTAACCAGTTTTTATGATAAAGGGCACGACGACTGGACTACTGAAGAACTCGATTACAAATGGAGTCCTGCCGAAGTTAATCAAATTTTGTTCAGAAACTTTGGAAACTCGGAAGAAGCTGTAAATGAACTCAAAACATTAAAATCTGAAGATTTGTATGGATTTATTTCAGATTAGTAATAGCAACTGCAAGTCTGTGAATATTTTGAATATATGCCCAAACGTTATTCTTTGATTGTTCTGGCATAGATTCAATGTATTTTTTAAGTTTTCCAAATAAGTTCATGTCACCAACATCTTTCTCATATTCTGAAAATGAATACTGCATGAAGAAACCTTCGTCTTTCTTCGCAATTTTTTCAGAAAAGGGTTGGGTGCATTCATAAATACTTTTTACGACAAACGACGGATTTGTTAGCTTCGCCATTTTAACATTTCTCTTAAACAGTGGGAAATCGGGATCCTTTGGATACATTGCAATTAACTCCTTTGTAAAAGTTTTAAGTTGTTCGAAAAGTGCCGCCATTAATACCGCCTTCGACGCCATAGTTATACTACTTACGAGCGATTCCTGAAAATTCAGTTTCACGCTGTTGCTCCATTTGTTTCATGCGGGCTTTTACATCTTCATTTGTTCCCGCTTTTTCTTTACTAATTGTGTTTTGCGACACAGGTTCGGGAGGACCTGTTACCGTAGCACCCCCTAAAAATGTATACATACTACTGCCGTCATTTGAAAAATTTGTAGGTGTATCCCATGATGAATATGATTCTGTTAAACGACCCATACCTTCAAATCCCCATGCACTCAGCTCACCAATCGGCGCCTGAGAGGATGCCGGACTTGTATCGTTCTTTGCAGGGAGTTCCTTGCGAGCATTCGTAGGCTTAGCAATATACCCATAAATATCCTTTCCAACTACTACGTCTTTTGTTTCGGGGTTGTATAGGGTAGGAACCTTCGTTAAAAATGCAGGGATTTGGTTTCTCTGAAGCGTATCAACGAGTACAAACTTATAAAGACCTACCTTATTAAGAGCCTTCAGAGTCTCGATAATCTGCTTTGAGTTGGGGTCTCGCTCGCTATAGAATAAGTATGGCTGGGACATGTCGTTGTGCTTTTTCAGGAAAAAAACGGATCAAACAATAACGAAACTATGGATGGACAAATGGCTTCGATCGAGAATCTTAAAACAACAATCCGAGGATTTGAACTATCCTGTGAGTTTGTACACTTTCCTATCTCATTTGTGAATGGTCTTCGGCGTATTCTGCTTTCAAATATTCCTACAGTTGCAGTTCAAAATGTGGAAATTTTGAAGAACACAAGCCAGCTTCCTCATGAAATGTTGAAGCATCGAATGGAAATGTTACCTATTAACGTACTTCCGTCGGATAGTGCCTTGATTAAGGATGCTAAAGTTGAACTTCGCATCTTATCCGAGACCGCCGAGAATGGACGTTATATCACCACAGATGACTTTGTAATCGAGTCTGGTCGTGATCATGTACTTATGAAAGACCGTGACATTGATCAGCCTATGCTATTTCTTCATCTGCGTAAAGGCGAAGAAGTTCATGTAAAAGCATCTCTCGGGGTTATTACCGACACAAAGCATGTTGGGCAAATTTGTAACGCAAGTGTTTTCTGGAAAGTAGATCCTGAACGTGCAAAACAGGAACGAAAAGCATTTGTTGAAGCAAAAGGGGATCCGCGTGAATTTGATAACTTTCTAGTTCAAAAGTGTTTCTATCAGAATGAAAAGAATGAGCCCTATTGGATTTCTATGTCAATCGAAAGTATTGGTGTAATGACAGCAAAAAACTGTCTAAAGATGGCAGTTGAAATTCTTCGTAAGAAAGTCAATGACTACGTAACCGACGCTCTTCAGAATATTCGCCGAGACCAAGACAATACCTATACAATTCTAGTGAAGCATGGTGGACACACGATTGGCAGTCTAATCCAACAGGTAATGTATAGCGATAAGAATATTGGATTCGTGTCTTATGATATTATGCATCCTCTCAAACCAGAACTAAAGCTTCAGTTTTGCACAGATAAGTCTCCCGAAATAATTCTAAAGACCGCAAAGGACTCAATTGAGGAATATTGCAGTATTCTAGAAAAGGTTCTATAGAATAACAATGGCAGAGATACTCACTTTTGATCCACTAAGTGAATTTGAAATTCTCGAAACATTTGATTTCGAGGAGGAAATACAGCGACCCGAAAATTTAAGATTTTTTACTCTCAAAGACCAGCTCAATGATTATTTTCAGAAGATGCTTCCCAAAGATAAAACTGTTTCTAAATTTGAAATAAAAAAGTTAGCCCGTGAAGTTGACCGATTCGAAGAAGCATACACAAGTACTGTAACAGTTACAGATACTGATTATAAAGTCGACCGAATTAGAAAGTCATTGAATGTTGATTGGATAAAGGGTATCTATGAAAAATTTGATTATACTAGTTATTCTTTACAAACTGATTGGGCACCACTCTTTGCGAAGGAGTCACGTAGTATTCCACAATACTATAATCGTATGATTACCGCGTTACCTCATCCTTTTAAGACAACTGGAAGTGAAGGTGTTCTTTTAGAAGAAGATTCTACACTCGTTGATGAAGATGGTAAAAATACAGTTCATGTTCTTTCAAACTATAAACGTACACGCACAGTTATTCACGATGATGGATCTATAGATGTTGTCTTAGTGCCGATGGCAAACACAAACGACGATATTCGCGTGAAAGGATACTACTTGGAAAAACGAGAGAATGAAATACCAAATCCTCTCGCAGATCACCCATTTTTATCTACAAATATGCCTTCGAAAATTATCACAGATGAACCATTGCTTGATATATTTCCGTCAATACAAGCTGTTGTTACACATGGTGTACCAACAACAACTGATCCGTATATTGAAGGGTTAAAATATCTAAAAGTGTATGATGTAAAACTTAGTCAAATTCCATGGGAATATTGGAAAAAACAGTTTCCACCTGTTGATACTATTACTGCATCACCTCCAGTTCTGTCTGTTACTTTTCCAGATCAAGCAGATGATGTTCAGCCTTCTAAGTCTCTCCAAGATTCTTATGTCGAAAAATGGAGTATTGGATTGGCTTCTCGTTTTTGGCTAATGCAACAAGAAGATGCCGGATTAATTGTTATTAAAATGTTACTATCTCGTTCAAACGAACATGGCAATGTTGCAGTTATTCCATTAGAAACTGAACCTCCTACACAGTTTCCATTTTCAACTCCTGATGAATGTTACACGTTTGATACATTCGAGTCATTGATCAATAGTGGTGTATACCGAGCACCTACATGGAAAGAATTAAGCGATGCAATTGATAAGGATAAACCTTGGCCCCTTGGAACATGTATTACACATGGATACATAGAACAAGAACAGAAAAAACTCATATCCCATGGCAGAATTGTTTGGAATGAAACGTTTGGACATACCATCTTAGATGATCATGTAAAACTTCTAAAAAAGTTACAAAAACCCTCAGGAAAGAAGAATGGTGAAAAGTTTGAGAAGACACAACGAAGACCTGATTCCGAAATGAAACGACATGTTATTGCAATTTTAACAGATGTCGAACGAACGGAACTAGATAAATCTGATTCAATTGAAAGGTTAGTAACTGGTCTACAACTTGTAAATAATAATTATATTGATAAAGACGACTTGTTTGTTGTTTGTAGTCATACAATTTCTATACTAAAAGGTGAGCTAAACGATAACCGCTTAGATTTCTATGAGAAGTGGACAGGTACGGTTGATGGGTTTCGTGTTTGCAAGTTTTGCGGAGAGTCGATTAATACGGATGTTATAGTTGCACAGGATGATTTTGACAGTGCGGGGCATGTTGTTATTAACTATGACACGTTAAATGATCAAGTGTATCATGGAGATGGACAATTTGCCAATTTTACAACGTCATTAAAAAACATTCAATCTATGCTGATCACTGGACGAACAAGTGAAAATATATTATACTTTATGATTTCTCTACTGCAGATATTACCTGAAGAAAAACAATTATTGCCTATTCTTCAAACAATTCGCGACGTATCTGAACCTCTTCGTAAAAACCAAAAAATAGCTCAACCTGCAAAAGATAGAATAGAAGGAATACTTGGAATTATTGGAGTTGTATTCTTATTACAAATACATAACCCATTCTTATATCCTCGTCGTTCTGTTTCTAAATTAACAGGATATCCGCGAGATTCTGATGATCCTAAAAAGTCAGATATTATCAGTTCATTATTAAGCGTTCTAAAGACTCCATATGAACAGTATCCGAATTTATTCAAAGGAGCTGCAACAGAGATATTCAAAGAAATTATTAATAATCCTCGCAAAGTGAAGGATGAAGTTGTGAGATATATGGGTCCTTTTATGACAAAGTTTAAAAGTCAACTCGAAGAAGCACGTAAGCGTTACGAAGAAACAGTTCCTGTAGAACCCATAACAATAAAAGATGTTATATTTCCTTTAATTCACATTGATAAGACCGAATATGGAATCAATGATAAAACATCAAAAGAAGAAATGCCGACAGTTTGTATAGCACCCGGTCCTCATTCATATCTCGCAGGTCTCAAATTACCTGCTGTAACACAAGATCCTCTAATATTACAAAGCTCTATTTCACAATCTCCTTCGTCTGAAGAATTATTTGGAAAGAAATCAGATATAGATTCTGTTAAGTTCACCGATACTCAAATACGAAATATGCAAAAAATTGGTGTTACAAAAGCTTTTTCAAAGAACGAAAAGCTTGTAACTTTTTTGAAATCAAAGGAAGATAGTATTGCGTATGTAACTTTTTTGAACCGGTTATTAGATCTTCTCAGTTCTACCAAATATGATATCAAAAAGTTAAAATCATATCGTAATAGCGTTGTCTATTTAACGTCTGATAAATCACTAACTCGTGATATTGTTATTGGTTTAATTTATGAGCTACTTGACGATATCTCAAAGAATGCAGTTTTCGTAAAACTTGTAACAGATTCTGTAAAGAATGACACAGTTATGAAAATGATTTTTCTTACAAGCGAAGAAGCTGAAGCTGAAAATGAAGCTCTACGTACGGAAGAACGTGAAAGACTAAAGAAACAGCTTCGTTCAATGAACGACACAGAACGCGAGATAACAAAGATGTTGTTAGATATTGGTATTGCTGAATTCTTAATTACAAATGCTGATCGCGAATTCTTTGCAGCTCGTTACGCCCAAACAAAAAGCGAACTTGAAACAGCTAAAGAAGAAAGTGTAGATGTTCCCGAAGATGGTCATAACGATACACGTGACTATGTAGAAAACGGTGATGTTCCGATAGGAGACAATGGTGTTGAACTAGAAGTTGATTACGGTGATTATGGCGATCGCGGTGTTCGTGATTATGACGATTACGGCAATACTGGTAATATTGATGATGGAGGTGGATTTGAAAATTAATCAAATACCATCTTTTCAACAACGTAGTTTCTCTTTTTATATAAGTCAAGTCTTTGTTGAAACTGTCTACGAAATGCAGGATCAACAATATCAATAATGAGAGGATCTATTTTACGAACCGATTTATCGACTCGCAAAATGCGTCCAACAATTTGATCAACATCTGGACGTGATGTAGCAATAATAAGTGTGTTCAAAGTAGCTACATCAAATCCTTCTTTACACATCTGATATGTTGCCAGAAGAATACGTTTGGTTGAACACCATTCGGCTCTCTGTTCGGATTTCACTTTACGCCCAAGAATACATGCCGTTTCTTGTATTTCTGTAGGAAGCATATCAAATAGTGTTTGTGCGTGATCAACGCGATCTGTAAGAACGAGAAGTTGGCGATCTTTTTCTTCCTGAATATCTAGAAGAAGTTTAACGAGAAATTCATTACGAGGTTTATATTCAACCACTTTGTTAACCATTAGCGACGTAAACATAACCCCAGATTGGTTATAAATTATAGAGTTATATTCATCATCTTTGGGATCAAATTCATAAACTTCAACTTTTACACCTTCATCAATTTTATCAGCTGCATCTGATTTGTAAAGTAAAGGACCAAGAAACCAATGAATTACATGCATTAAACCATCTTTGCGATCAAGGGTAGCGGAAAGACCAAGAACATGCTTAGACGTTAATTTTGTCATTGCATTTGAAAACGATTCAGTCGCAATGTGGTGACATTCATCTACAATTACAAGACCAATTGGTTTGAACGTTTTTTGATGATAGTCTCTCTGTGAAACAGTTTGAAGCATAGCCACTACAAATTCTACATCTTCTGTTTGAGCTTGATCACCTTGAACAAATCCTATCCTTGCTTTAGGGAGGAATGACTTGATGCGTTCAACCCACTGATCACGAAGAAATGTATTATGAATCAGAACAATTGTAGGAACTTTGAGTTGTGATGCAATGTAAAGTGCACATACTGTTTTACCTCCACCAGTTTGAAGAGAAATGACACCATCATGTGGCTCGGGAAGCAAATATGAGTTTACTACTTCTTTTTGATTGTCACGAATGGTTCCCGCAAATTCCCAAAACTTAGGATCAGTTTTAGTAACTTCACGCGTTGAAGTTTTGATCGGTCCAAATGTGTCGATTCCATAATGCTTCGGCAAATATAGAAATTCTTCGGATTCTTTGAATACTGGATAGCGTTTCACGAACTGAGGTTTTACAAATACAGAAGGAATGTAAGGTTTTACAGTCAATACTCCTTTTGTATGATGTATATGTTCAATAGCACTTTTTGCAATTTGATATCCACCCAAAGTGAGTGCCATTAATGTTATCTGTTATTTTCATAGTTGTATCCATTTTTAGTTAATGGACCAAGATGCGGCTACTTCTTTGAGCGTTTTTTTAATTATTGTAGGTATTGGTGGAATGTGTTGTATAACTAACTATTGTTATCGTCGTCGGCGGGACCCATCACCTTCAATGTTAGATGAACACGAGATCGAGGGTCTGACGGAAGTGTAACGTGAGCCACACGACCGTATCGTAACATTTCTATGCTAAATGTTGAAGCTTCACCAGTCTTTACATAATCTGAAAGTTTTCGCGATAGATCTTTTAGCGGTTGATAGTTCTTATCAATTCCCAGATCTCTAAGTTGTTTTACAATAGATAAACATTCATTCAATCGAGACATTATTGAAGTATTTTACTTACGTGAGGTGAAAGTCGTTGTGCTTCTCTGAAAAAACGTCCAGTTTTAAAAGTTGAATAAATACGAGAGCAACTAGCAAGTGTAAAAAAATCAACTAACATATCAACAGTCATTTCATCTTTGGAAACAGTGAGTGCATCTTTTGATAAATTATGGTTTCCTTTCAATGAACCTTGAGACAGAGAAAGTTCACTTGCTACAATTGTATCGGGATAAAACCGTTTCCATATAGACAAACATTCTCTATCATCAGAAACAGCTATCATTTTAACACCGTTTAATCCACCCATTGTTGTAACATGTGATGCTATACTCTGGATGGCCATATCTCTATTTTTACTATTTGTTCGATCTGTTCCTCGAATGTGAATCCCCCAAGCATTGGATAACGGTAACTTTTGTTTTCGTTGATTTAATTTAGTAATAATACGTTGATCAACAACACGGAATACATTTGCAAAAAATGATAAGTCGTTGTAAATTATACGAGCATTTAAAGTTGATACAATTACGTCTGTGGGATATTCTTTATTTAAATACCCAATATGCATATCTTCCTTCATGTTTGCTTGAAAGAACTCATTGCTTAATTGTTGATCAAGTTTGCCTTTCCAAAATGCGGGATAATATGTTGCATCTTCGGGAATATCATTTAATGATTCGAGCACTGGTATGTTCACAAGTTTAAAATATGTATAAAAGTCTTCATTTCCATGAGTCCATAATGGGTCTCTCCAGTCTACATAAATTTTTAGTTTGTGGTCTAGTGCAAATTTTACAGCCATCTGAAGACTTTCCATTCGATCACCAAAACCAAGCCAACCTTTCACAACTAAATATTTCATTATGTTATATAAATGTACGAACCTTTTGTTATTGAATTTCTCGGCACAGCTTTTCATCTAGGAGCTGTGGCGTTCACACACGATCACCTGCTTTTCATAGCATCGCTTGCTATTGCGATATCTGTTGCAGGACGATCATCACAAGGGTACTTTAATCCTGCAATCACTGCAATGCAACTTGCTTCTGGTAAAATTAGTCAAAATAAAGCATTGGTCTACTTCTTAGCTCAATTTACTGCCGCTTTATTCGTGTGGTTAGTTAGTTCAGTTATTAAAGTTTAAAAACGAACTTAGTTATGATAAACTATAATGTTGACAAATGGAGCGAATTGGTAAAATGGACGAATACGGTGATGAAGAAAAAGAAGCAAGATATAATTTGATTACGACTACAATTAATATTGTAGAGAAAGATCTCGGATTTGGCGAAGACTTCATCTGCGATTGTCAAGATCTAATAAGCTCTTATATTGCAAATTTCATTAATGCGCCTAGCAAACAATTTGTTATAAAAGATGAACAGTATATTGCTATGCTTAATGAAACAAATCTAATGGTCCAAGAAATAGATCGAAAGCCATTCGAGATGCGTAAGTTTTACATGTTTTGTAAAAATGTCGTGCGTATGATGAGTCGCCTCGATGAGATCGAATCTGAAAGTGATATTTCAAATATGATGGCGAATTTATCGGTAAAAACGAATAGACGAAAACTTAAACGCTAGGTATAGAAAAAATGGAGATCTATACTGAAGACGAACGAGAGTATCACAGTGATATTATCGACGATGCTATTGATTTTCTAGAGAAGAAAAAGGCAAACTTTGAAATCCCAATTGAAGACCATATCGACATGATCATTAGTTATAATGCTCATATGGATATGCTGAAAGGAACTGAAGATATTTATAATAAGGAAGAGTACATTAAGCTATTTGAACATTCTGAAATTCTAGTTCGCTATCTGGCAGAAGTTTACCACAAGACTGGAGAACTCAACCTGCAAACATATTACATATTCTGCAAGACAGTTCAGAAAATGATGGAAATTATAGCAACCGATACAGGAGAGACTGATATCGGTATTGAACAAATCTTTCAAAATATGAAGGTGTAGGTATTTAAGTATTTTTAACTACTAATACACAAAGATGAATCGTGCATTTGACCACAATGGAGTAACCGTATCGGCATCAAAGCCGCAGAAGGAGCTCCGGACGACTAAGAAGACAATCATTATTGATTCAGCTGATCGTGACCTTGTAAAGTATTCATCAGGCGGTGATTTTGTTCTGTATCTTCCGCGCGTATATAAGAATATCACTTCAATTCGTCTAACGTCGGCTGAATTCCCTTCCGTCTCGACAGCTTTCACACATTCTTACGGTGCGGCTGTTGCATCGGGTGAACAGGTACAGTATGGCGCCAATAAGGGAGCAAACGGTACAGACACACTTGTTTCGGCAACAAGTCAGTACTTGCTAATTGATATCGAAGGTCTTAACAAGACGGATGAGACCCGTGTAGGTGCAGACCGTTCGTCATTTATCGACAGTTCATTTGCAAAGATTGTTATTACGGGGCCGACTGGTTATATTCAATACAACGATCACTCTTGCCACGAGAACGTTTCTCGCTACACGCCTCCGATTGAGAATCTAGACCGTCTGCATATTCGCACTCGTCTTCACTCTCAACAGGGTAACCAGGGGTTTGTTTATTGGTATTCGGGTGGTTATCAAACATTTTCAATGACTCTTGAAATTGAGTACATGGAGAATGGTTTTGATTCTTTTTCGTCTTTTGAGACTCGTATCAATAATCGTACTGATAGTAGTTAATTACTTCAGACGGCGACCTAAATTTACAAAGGTATCAAGCGTGTATAAAAAGAATACACCTGTAAAAATGTATAACATCATATCCTGCGAAGACGCCGCTTCATAACCAGTTCGATTCTGTTCTATCATACGTAGAATACGATCGAGTTTGATATCGTGAGCGGCCGACTGAAATGCAAGCGGCGCGTAAGCAAAGTCAGTACCGTCATCACGAGGGTAATAAGGATTTGTTTGCTTACCCTTTATTGATGAAAAATCAGTCATATGTTCTTTTGTCATAGGCACCTTTGCTGGCCCGTAATTTGAATCATAATCATCATCTGTTTTTCCTATCGGAAGAGACTTTGTAAGATCATCGATCGTCTTACGATGTTTCTGGATAGCAGCTGTTGAACGATGGATCGGGGTTGGCGCAACACGACCCTCTTTTTCTGCGTCTCGCTTTTGAGGTGCTATATCATGTTTTGATGTCATATCATATGATTTTTTAGGGAATGACGACCCCCAAACTTCTTCGAGACTTGCCATCTCCACTTGTTCACTAAACCATAGAAAAATATTAACATTCTGTTCAAACAAATGAAGCTATCACAAATGGAATTAGGAAGCGTTGCCGCTTTAATCGTGTATATTGCATTTTTTACTCACCCTGCGCCATATGCGGTTACAAGTCTACTAGCAAACCCGATTGTTAAGGCTGTTGTTCTTTTGGGTACTTTATATGTAGCTGTTTACTACAGCATGGTCATAGGTCTATTTTTAGGTCTAGCGTATGTAATGTCTACAACCGGCGCACTTGAGCATTATACGGCTCCTCCCCCGAAAGTGGAAACACCTCACACGTCTCAAGGAATCCCCCCTGCGGCTATAAGTGGTATGATGAAGGCGTTAAATAACACAAAGAAGGGAGATCCCCGTGTTCACCAAACAAGCGGAAAGACAGATGCCGTGAAACCGGAAGTGCAAACTCCCCCCAAGCCGGCACCTCCTACAAAGGTTGAACATTTTAGCTCCTTTTGAGTAATATGATCCATAAACAAATTTCCGACATAGCATCGTCCCCGTTTGTTATTGGGGCGATGATGTTACTTCTTAATGTAGGAAGTCGTTATATTGTTCACGAGTTTAGTGATAACGATGAAGAATACAGTCAAAATATAATTCTTCGTCGTCTAACTATTTTTGCAGTATGTTTTGTAGGAACTCGCGACCTAGTTGCGTCATTGGCGTTAACTGCTTGTTTTGTAGTTTTAGCATCTGGGTTTTTACGAGGCAAATCATCATTTGCTAGAGAAGGTTTGTTGAATCCAGATGATAAGATGCGAGCTGCTGCTGGATTACATGGTAATGTAGAAGCACCTGCTTATGATACAAGTGTAAAACCTATGTTTTAAATAATGGGGCTGTCGCAGTCTAAAGACATGGCTATATGCCTTGTTGTTTTTAACCCTGTACGGTCGAAACGTATTATTATGAATTACCTATATACGGTTAACCAATTCAAACTTAAAAACATACCGGTTTTTACGTTGGAATTAATATTTGAAAAAAGAGATCCTGAAATTCCTGATGCATTTCATGTAAGATGTGATTCGTTCATGTTTCATAAGGAAAGAATGTGTCGCGTTCTCGAAACAAAGGTTCCTTCTAAATTTAAGAAATTACTTTTTGTTGATAGCGATATATTGTTCTTAAAAGATTCATGGTATCTGGATATTTCGAAGTTACTTGATACACACGACGTCGTTCATCCGTTTGAAAATTGTGATTGGCTAGATTTGACATATACAAATGTAACATTAAGTAGATCATCTGCTTTACTAATGAAAGAAACTGTTTGGAACTATAATTATCATCCAGGATTTGGTTGGGCATTTCGTCGTGATTGGTATCGTAAAGTAGGATTTTTTGATTTGGCAATTAGCGGAAGTGGAGACACATTGTCATCAGCTGCATGGATGAAAAAGACATTTCCTAAAATATTTAAATCACTTCCTACAAGTTTGAAACTAGCTTATAATGAGTTCTCAAATAAGCAAGTCCCACGTATTACGTATTATTCCGGATGTAAAATTCAACATTTATATCATGGATCAAAGACGAATCGTAAATATGTTGAACGTCATAGACTGATTGATAATGAAAACGACATACGAAAGTTAATAACGATCAATAAAGATGGTATGTATGAATGGATTGACAAAGAAAAATGGAACCCATTATTTATTGATTATTTTCAAAGTAGAATTGATGATGATGTAAGCGATTTACCCTATAATGGTGCAACTAGTTAAAGCTTGATGCTTACTGAATTTTTACCTGTTGAACCTCCGGGCTTCTTCATTGCAGACGGCGTAGTGTTAACTTTCTTCGTTTCAACTCCAACGTTTACTCTCTTAAGTAATTCTTCAATGCTAGTATCTGGTGCCTTCATCTCACGAGCGGGAACAGTGGGAGGCGCAGGAGCTTGACGCTGCTGAGGTAGTCTTACAGGTGACTTAATCGAAGCAGGGACTTGAGGACGTACATTTGTTTGCTGAGGAGGAGGCGGTACCATTCCGCTCATGAAACTAGCAAGACCCGCTAGAGGATTCGCAGATGGAGCCTGTTGGGCCATTCCTCCGGCGCGGATGTTCTGTGTCTGTTGCTGCATGGCAGCAGTAGCTAACTGACGAGCAATATCGGGATTGGTGCGAAGAACTTCGTCAATATTCGGAACAGGTGCCTTCATTGCCATCTGATTCGTTAGGTGAACCATGTAGACCATCATGCATGTACGAATGGGGATACGAACTAACGGATGCATTTTGATCGAATCGCCATACATATCATAAAGTTCTTCAAAGTCTTCTTCCATATCAACTGAATTCATCTGCGCAGACTCGGAAAGACCATCGAGACGAAGACCAAACGCTTTCATGACAGGTACATTTTTTGAACTCCATTCCATTGCAGACATAGCTGTTACGAACCAATCGCAAAACTGCTTTACCGTTGAATCCATATCTTTCTCCTTCTTGATGAACTCAAGTTCCATCTTCATCTCCTCAAGAGGTGACTCTAGAGTAAAGTTCTTACGCATTGGAAGACCAGCGGCTTGAAAACGTTTAAACTTTCGTAGAATGTCATATTTCTCTCGCATGAGGTGTTCGTCTGACATCTTTCGCGATGCTTGTGAAGGAAAGTATGACTCTGCATTCAAGTTTTCAAGACCATCGCTCGTACGAACAGATCCTACATTTTCCACGTTCGGCACAAGCTTAGGGGCGTCTTCGAAATTAACAGTCGGTAGTGTGAATGTAGTTGCTTCCGAAGGAAGATCAATGTTTACAGCTGACATCGCTGCATTCGTTAAAAAATCTGCTCCTAATGCATCCATTTATTTCATCTAAACGAGTCAGTTCTGAAAACTAGAACGCGCTTTTCTTAATGTATGATTTAACATAGTTTTCCATTGACCAGCATTTTTCTCATACGTCCAAAGTTCCATAACACACTTGTATTGATCCTTTGCAAACCGTTTGACCTTTTCAGGATTATTCTTTAAATCATTCAAAATTTGAACTGCTTCTTCAACTGTTGAAAACTTAGGTCCAGGAACACGTGAAAAATTGCCTACATTTGTACCGATAACCAAGACACCACTGGCAATTGCTTCAAATGCTGGGAGAGGTCCCGTTTCACACCAATTTTCGGGACCAGCTGTAATTAAAAGTACATCAATCGTAGAATACCAAGCCACCATTTCTGTACGAGAAAGTCCTTCAGCTAGGTTTAACTTTAAATTTGCAGCATGCGCAATTTCAACTGCCATAGGAAAACGTTTTGATGGAAAATATGAACGTCCACACCAACCAACATTTTCGATATTTCCAGATCTTTCTGTGTAAGGGAATAAATTATGGTTTACACCATTTTTAACCAGAAAAATAGAAGAAGTGTGGGGAAACAAATGACTAATAAAATAGCTTGTCATTCCATATGTTAAGCCTTCTGGTATGGGGCCTGTAAATTCAGGATACCCATGAGACACAAAAGCATATTTCTTAAAACGTTCAGGGGGGAATCTACTTTTTAGATAATAATACGCATCTAACCCTGTCATGACAATGTCGGCAGTTTTTTCTTTTTCATAAAATTCATCACCTGTATAATGCCAATCATGATAAATAATATTAAAATCGTCAGTTAAATATGGTTCTAAATCGTTATGTACATTTCGCACTGCTCCAACTCCTTGGTCAAATATAAGCAATGTAGGCTTCATTATATTAACTAGATTCAGCATTCTTCAAAGCCGAACGAAGCATCTCTCTCCACTTTTCTGCAACAACTTTATAGTTCCACTTTTCAACAATACATTCGTACTGTTCTTTTGCAATTTGTCTAACACGTTCATTATCGTTCTTTAGTTCATTCAAAATTTGAACTGCTTCTTCAACTGTTGAAAACTTAGGTCCAGGAATTTCTTTAAAGTTTCCAACGGGAGTACCAATTACAACTACACCACTCGCTATCGCTTCAAATGCAGGAAGCGGTCCTGTTTCTGATTGCCCGTTTGGAATTGAAGTAATTAACAGAATATCTATTTTTGAATACCATTCCTTTATCTCAGAAGTGGATAGAGGTGTCCAGTCTGCTGGGTCTTCAAACGGTGTTTTACAACTAATTTGTAATTCAGTTCCAAACTGTTTAGAAATTTCTTTTGCCCATTCAAATTGTTTGAACCATATGCGAGGAGCTCCACACCATCCAATGTTAGTTGTTGATCCGGAATGTTCTCTATGTGTGTAATCATCTAACTCTACGCAATTGGGTGTAAAAAATGGCTTTATATCTGAAGGAAATAAATGTTCAATTGAACGGCTTACCATTCCATATGTAGCAAGCGGTGAAGGATCCACGCCTTTCATTTCTTCAAATCCATGAGCTACAAATATAGCTTTTTTCATATTTAGCTCTGGAAATTGGCCTAATGTATAATATTGTCCAACATAACATGACATAAAAAGATCACATATTTGATATTGGTTATAAAGTCTCCCTAGTTCATCCCAGCTTCCCCAGTCACAATATATAAACTCAAATTCATCCGAAAGATATTTTTCTAAATTATGGTGAATCTTTCCAATTGCCCATCCATTTTCGGCCCATATAAACAACTTTTTCATTTGTTATTCTCTAGTACCCACAATCCTTGTAAAAAGGAATCCGCAAGATCATCTCTTTTAGGATGTTTCATCATATGATCCTTTAGTTCCTGTGTCGGTACAAGTTCTTTAGCGTGCAAAATACCCGTACTCTTGCGACCTTTATATGTCTTTGTCGAGTCTTGAAGTGTTATCATGTTTGTTAATTTATGAACGGCCGATACACCCTTACATTTGAAACCTTGACACACATACCACATATGAAGCATAGCCTGTACACAAAGCATACGCTTGTCTGGTTGTTGTTCAAATGCAATTAGATCAGCTCCTTCCCACAACTCACGACGTGCTTCTAAACACTGAGCGATAGGACTAGCAAGATCAACTACTGACACCTGTTTTGCTGATTTGACACAACGTTTCCAAACATTTGCACAATAAAAATTGTAAAGTTGATCTGTTAGTGACTTTTTAGTAGTTCCTGTAATTGAATGTTGTTCTCCTTCTGTTTGAAGTTCTTTCAATGATTTTTTACTCAATGATGATTTGGTAGGAGGTTTTCCACCACCTTTAGGCTTATGAGTTTTACAACAATATGTCGTTCCATCATGTTTCATCCAATTAGCTGGCTTCTTACATTTAAAACATTTGGCTGCATCATGACCAGCTGATTCTGCCATCACATCGATCAAATCCCAATGAACAATACGTACATCCTTTCTGTTTGTTCCTTCTAGAACACAGAAAGCTAAATTACGTAACCCTACGTCAAAAGAGACTAGCTTCATTATCTATTAAAACGAATTATGTTTAAAGTAATTGATCTGACGTCAAAAACAAAATGGACCACAATAAGTTCTACCGCGAGAAGAATCACGGTTCTTACCTGGGGCGTTTCTGCTTTGCAAATGAATGGTATGCAGATGGAATCGACAGAATGAGAACAGGTACTAAAATGTACTTTATGCCAAACAACTCGAAAGAGTGGGAGTATGTCAACGGAATCTGTCTAACATACTCGGAATTCTTCGATGAAGATAAGCCGGCTATTCCGTATGACATCGAGGAAACAGAGCGCGTTGACTAAAACGCATTTAAATATATTTTTGTTATATCCAATAACAAATATGCAGTCGACTAAATTCTACAGAGAAAAAGAAACTAAAAGATACTTAGGACGATTTATGTTTGCACATCAATACGAACCAGAAGGTTTTGGTCATGGTAGAGATGGATCAATGTATTATTTTATGACAAACAACGATACACAGTGGAAATTTCAATATGGAATTATAAAAAGATATTTTGACTTCTTTAATCTTAAAAATCCCGAAGTTCCGGATGATATAGAAGAAACAGAACGCGTCGATTGATTATAATTTATTTTTCATTAAATAGTAAGTACCATGACAGATCCTTATTTCCCGAATACATTATTTCCGGATGCATATTTTGACAGAGGTTATGAACTTGCATCAACAGACTTTGGTCTTACGGAAAAATATAACACCGAAGTTGTTGTCAAAGATTCTGCAATTTCATTTGCATTAGATATTTGGCCAGATGACAAAGAAGACGCTGATGGGAAAATTACACCTCGGATGATGGCATTTGTTATGTCATTAATGGATGGGTACAAGGCACATAAACTTGTAAAACGTGCGTTTGATAAAGAAGCTACAAAGGAGAGACTTAAGAAAGAATCATATCACAAGGTTGAGGACATGCTTGAGAAAGCAAAAATTTTATATGAGGAAAGTCAAAAGGATTAAAAACGGATTTAAAAACTTTTTAATTATAGATTATAACAAAATGGGTCTATTTGATGCAACTTCTGCTACGCTTGATGCCGTGTTTTACAACAATGGTGTCTTTGTAGATTTGAGAAGCGCAGATAAAACAACCGCACAGTTTCTAAAGACTGCTCTAGATTATGAGCTTAAGACTGGTGGATTTGATGCGATGACTGTCGTTACTAACGTTTCAATTGAGAAACGGTTTGGTTCTGTAGATTTTGATGCAGATAATGATGATGATCTTCGTCGCTTTCTCGATTTCTGGGTTTTCCCATGTTCTCGAAAGCTGGTAGAAAATTGGACAGTAGTTCTTAGTATGACTAAGAAGACTGTGTATGATAATGATGGAAATGTAGTTACTAGCGATAGTTGGTAAAAACGAATCCAATATTCATTAATTTTTATTTGAAATAAAAGATGGAACGCATCACAGAAGTCTACAAGTTCGAGGTTCTTAGAGGTAGTAGTTACTTTATAGATGTTGATGGTAAAGCTAACCGATTGGTAGTTGAGATGACACAAGATGAAGAACGAGTGTTTGAATTTGCACTCTCGAGTGAACTTTATGAAGAGTTTGAAGGGGATATTAATGTTGTGGTTAACATGCGGAATCGAACGATTCACATGTTAAACTTTAAACCGTCTACTCTTCACAGTAGTTGGAAAGAGTTTGCATTTCGAAAGAAGGGTATTGCTATCACAGCTGATTATCACATTCGACTTGTAGATACAATGTAAAGAGCGACAAGAAGTGTCATAGCAGCATCCGAAGAAGGATCATGTGCTTTTCCCAACGGAAGAATATCACGCAATGACTGTTTTTTACCTGTTTCGTCAGGAGCTTCATTTTGAATACAATTATACGTTCCCTCAAGTTTAGCTGTACCGCATTTTGCACGACTTTGTAAATTCCATTCTGCAATGTCATAAACAGCAAGGGGTTTTTTGTAGGATACTTTATGATATTTACATGCATTTTCAAGTGCATCTATATCATATAGACCTTTCACTACGACTAGTGATTCTGAATAGATATCGATAAACTTACCATACCAAGCTTTAGATTTGTGATTTTTCTTTATGTTACGGTCGTTCATATACACATTAATGCCTTCTTCTAGAATCTCATGCTGTTCTTCTGGAAGAACTGTCTTATATGCCGATGCCCATGGCATAACAAGTGTTGCTTGAATAATATCCAACTTTTCTGCCGTTTTTTCCGACACAGACGCAAAATGAGATGAAATGAATGAAACATCTAAATCAGGAGGAGACAATGTTACAAAAAAATGCTTATGATACTCCCAGCTTCCATCTGTATTTTTCGTCAATAAAAATCCACCCACTTCACGAGGTGTAAAAAATTCATCTGTGTTTGGTATTGCCGTATATCCCTTGCTACCGTAGACTCTCCAAAATTCACAATCGAAACAAAGTACTGATTTATATCCGTTTGCCAATTTATCCAAATATTTATTTTGAATCTTCATTATTTTAAGCGGTAGCTTTTAGTAACTGAAGAAGTACAGTCTTTGGATCACGCTTACCATAAGGAATACCCTTTGAATCTAGGAGTGATTGTAACTGCTTGACGGTCTTATCCTGTAGGTCATCAACATCTACCTTCTCAGCTTCGGTCTTAGCTGGAGGCGGGCCCTCTACGAGTTCTACGTCTTCTTCCTCGACAGATACACGATCATCATCTTCCTCCTTAGCAACAACATCTACATGTTTCTCTTCGACGTCGGGAGAAGGATGTTCCGGTTCAGGAGGAGTTACTGTATTTGCAACCATAGCTGCAAGAGATTGAACACTCTGTAGCATGCGGTTCTGTTGCCAATATAGGTATCCCATCATACCTGATAGTATAAAAACCATAGAAGCCAGAACAATTATCGCTGCGTTCGTAAAGTCCATTTATGAATTATAATGAAGAAACCTTCTTTGTTTAAACGTAAAGGAATGCCCACGCCAGATGCATCTGCATTCACACGACAGACAAAGCTGCGTACGGTCTCTGCACAGTCTAGAGACGGAAATCAAAAAGTTATCACACATTTATACCAGTACATCCCTACTACCGCTGGTGTAACTGACTTCTTGCCTTCATTTTCTAATAAATTAGTATCACCTACAACGTTATCTGTTCTTCGTGCGGTTTCTGGTGTAAAATCAACGATGTCTAACAATTTTCGTCCTAATTATTTACGTTAGAAGTCTTCATCACATCGAATCTCCATATCGCGAGCATTCATGCCAACTCCAGGCTTGGAATACTCGGAAACCTTCTTCTCGAAGAAATTAGTCTTGCCTTCAAGTGAAATGAGATCCATAAAATCGAATGGATTTGATGCCTTGTAAATCTTAGGATAACCAAGCTGAACTACCAAACGGTCTGCCACAAACTGAATATATTGTGACATATCGCGTGCGTTCATACCGATCAAAGAACAAGGAAGTGCCTGACAGATAAACTCAGTCTCGCACGCCACTGCACTTGTAACAATTGTAGTAATTTCACTCACATCCAGCTTATTCTGTAGTTTGTGATACATTGCAACCGCAAATTCGGTGTGTAGACCCTCGTCTCGAGAAATGAGCTCATTTGAGAAAGTTAGTCCTGGTAGAAGTCCACGTTTCTTTAGCCAATAAATGGCGCAGAATGAACCGCTAAAGAAGATACCTTCTACACAAGCAAATCCTACAAGACGAGTTGCATAGTCAGTTGGTGATTCAATCCAATTAATAGCCCATTGCGCCTTTTTGCGAATTGCAGGAATAGAATCGATCGCACGGAAATACTTAATCTGTTCATCTTTATCTTTCACATACTGGTCAATAAGTAGTGAATATGTCTCTGAATGAATACCTTCCATTGCATTCTGAAGACCATAAAAGAGACGAGCCACGGGCGATTGAACTTCCTTCTGAAACCGAGTGGCCAAATTTTCCTGTACAACTCCATCTGATCCGGCAAAGAACGCCAAAATGTGCTTAATAAAGTATTGTTCGTTCTCTGTTAGCTTTTCCCAATCTTCCTTATCTTTGTTGAAATCAATCTCTTCAACTGTCCAGAAAGTTGCAACAGCTTTTTTATACATTTTGTACAAATCTTGTTCAGAGGGTGAAATAGGGAACAATGTGTAACGTCCACCAAGAGTTACACTAGAGGAGTCGAAAAGAGGCTCCATGTTGTTAGAACGAGAAAAGGAATTAAATGGATCCATGATATTAATAACAAATGTCAGGAGGTGGAAATGATCCATTTTCCGGAAGCAGTGTTCAAAATATTTTACAACATACCCTGTCTCCGAAAATTATAGCAACTTCCAACGGTTACGTTGTACAAAATGACCTTATCAATATTGACAATATTTACATTACAGGAACTGCATATAGCAATGGTGTTCCTATAGGTGCCAATAGTGGTGGAGGGAACAACACTGTTTTGATTATAGATACATTGAATCCTATAAATATAGGTGTGGGACAACCTCAAATCGATCATGGTACCAATGTTATAGCAATTGGTACCGATTCTGGGTTAGATCTTCAAGCCTCCAATTCGATTGCAATAGGAACTTCCGCAGGGAATGCAGGTCAGGGGCTTTCATCTATTGCAATCGGTATGTATGCTGGTCAAAGTAACCAAGGTCCTAGTTCAATATCTATCGGCGGATCAGCTGCACAAAATACTCAGGGAGAAAATTCAATTGCAATTGGTTCGAGTGCAGGACTCAATACACAGGGTATAAGTTCTATCGCAATTGGTAACCAAGCCGGTAGTATTAATCAAGGTGGTAGTTCTATAGCAATTGGTGGTGAATGTGCTGTAAACGGTCAAGGTGTTAACTCTATAGGAATCGGAACATTTGCTGGTAATTCTGGTCAAGGTCAATATAACGTGGCGATAGGAAACCAGTCTGGTCAAATAAATCAAAGTGGAGAATCTGTTGCAATTGGAAATAATGCTGGTCGAGATAGTCAAGGTCAATATAACGTGGCGATAGGAAACCAGTCTGGTCAAACAAATCAAAGTGGAGAATCCGTTGCAATTGGAAATAATGCCGGACAAAATAGTCAAGGTAATAGTTCAATATCTATCGGTACGACGGCTGGTCAAACATCACAAGGAAGATCTTCAATATCTATAGGTTCAGCGGCTGGGCAAACGTCTCAAGGTGATGGTTCAGTTGCAGTTGGGAATAACGCCGGTAACGGTAGTCAAGGTGCTAATTCAGTGGCAGTTGGAGGATCATGTGGGCAAATTGCTCAAGGAAGTGGTTCTGTGTCAATCGGTTACGCTGCAGGATATGACAGCCAAAAAGATAACGCAATATCAATTGGAAATAGCACCGGAGTAAATAGACAAGGAGTTAGCTCAGTGGCTATCGGTACAGATGCTGGTCAAACGTCTCAGGGTGACAATTCAGTAGCAGTAGGTAATGGAGCTGGTAAAACATCTCAAAAGATCGCATCAGTGGCTATTGGATTGCAATCTGGAACCACAAATCAAGGAGAATATTCAGTAGCAGTTGGTGTTAGTGCCGGACATTCTAATCAGGGTGTTCACTCGGTAGCGATTGGAGAAACAGCAGGCTTTACTAGTCAGGGTACCAATACAGTAGCTATCGGCGTTTTGGCTGGATATTCTAATCAGGGTGCCCAATCAGTTGCAGTTGGAGCGAATGCTGGTCGCGGATCCCAAGGTGGAGCTTCAGTAGCAGTTGGTTCAGGTTCTGGCTATACTAACCAGGGACAAAATGCAGTAGCCGTTGGAGGTGGTGCTGCCTATCAAAATCAGGGAGAAAATGCAATAGCGATTGGATACAACGCCGGTAACACATCTCAATCTACAAGTGCAATATCGATTGGACATGGATCGGCTAGTAATGGACAGGGACTAAAATCCGTAGCAATTGGATATAACGCCGGTAATGATAGTCAATCCGAATTCTCGGTTGCTGTTGGAAATAATGCTGGTAACACTTCACAGGGTAATTCTAGTGTAGCGATAGGAGATGGTGCTGGCTATATTAATCAAGCAGGTTATGCAGTAGCGCTTGGTGAAGTCGCAGGTTACGATTCTCAGTCGGCTAGAGCGACTGCACTTGGATGTGGTGCTGGATATGTTGGCCAAGGAGATAGTTCAGTAGCTGTTGGGTTTAACTCAGGATGTAACGGTCAAGGAAGCTTTGCAGTTTCAATCGGAAAAAATGCCGGTAAGAATTCACAAGGTATTTCTAGTGTAGCAATAGGAAATGGAGCTGGTATTACTAATCAAGCAAATAATTCAATTGTTATAAATGCTACCGGAGATGATCTTAATAATACAGTTACAGGAACATGTGTAATTAAACCGATGAGATCAGTGTCTATACCTGCCGTTTTGAGTTACGGTGGTAACTGGCATCCCGTGTGGTATAATTCTGCAACCGGGGAGCTAGTGTATGGAACTAATTAAGTTTTTGAACGATTTTGTGAATTGATAGTGACGAAACTCCTGATGCATCTGCAACTGTTTTCATAGATGCTTTCGTTTTAAGTCCAAGAACATGAGCAACTACACCCGCTACAATTGTTTTTGGTGTATGTTCAAATTCATCTTCAGATTTAGTAGAAATTGAATAAAGAATGTCCATAATTTTAGTTCGTTGTGCATCATTCATACGAAGAGTGGCACATAAGCGTTCAGCAATACCAATCTGAGTATCCAATACGGTATTCTCAGTTTGAATAAATCGATTAATAGCTTTACACAAACTGCGAATATTTACATCGAATAAATTAGCAATTTCTTCATGACTTCTCGATGCTTGGTGTTTACGACACGATACAAACAATGATCCACCCATTAATGCACGTCGTGTTTCCCCCCGAACTTTTTGTGCTTCTTCTAGACCTTTGTACATTGAACATGCATCAAATAGAATGGATTTTGGAAGACCAGCTTTGTTTCCACAAAGTTGAATCGTATCAAAGATACCCATCCACGAACGTTCGCTGTTTGAAGACAATGACCATGACGATAAACGTTGTACACCTTTCATAGACACATTTGAGGATGCAATCCCTCTATGGGAAACTACAGAACCATACGAAGACTCTGGTAAAAGTTCAGAGGTTGTAAAACCTGTACGACACTGATCTTCACCTTTACTGTCTTCATAGTTACGCCATTCTGCACCTTCATCAATTACTTTATCAAATATTGTTCCACAATTTTCACACACGTGCTGACCCTCATCTACGATTAATGAGTGTTTACAATCCATGGTATTTTTAAGATTCGGTTTTAGTGTCATTCGTTTTACGCGAAGAATATCCTAAATCGAATGTTAAAATTGATCCGGTATCTGGAAACCATTTATCAAAATGTCCCCCAATTGTAGTGTTATATAAAAACTTGATCTTATTTATCCAATCTGTTGAAAACAAGAATACCGAATACATAAAGAACATTCCAGTTGTGTATGTGTCTATGTATGAAGTCAGATCAGAACGAACAGGGATAATTGGAGCAGATGAGTTAATGTAATAACTTACCCAAAATGATATTAAACCGGTTATTGATATTTGTACAGATACATCTAACACTTTAAACCAAATAGGAGCATCTTCCCATTTCTTATTCTTCGGAGGATCTGAATCGGGATCATATTCATCAAATATGTAATAGAAAATATACGAGACAAACGCACCTAAAAATGTGTAGAATACAGCCAGAATTCCTATATTTGCACTTAGTGACAGTGCGTTCTTCCAACCTATAGTTTTGGTAGTATACAATGTTTTATTGTGCATTCCTATTATTCTTCATTAGGAAGAAAAGCTATAGATGCGGGATCATAGACCTGAGGACGATAGTTTGTAGTTAAAATAGGCTTTCCGAGATCGCGACTTTTTGTTGGTTTTATCCATGAAATAAACAAACAATTTGTATCTACAACCCAAATCCAATAACCCGCTTTTGAAAATTCAGAAACAAGTGATTCTAAAGCTTCTTTTAATGAGAATAAGGGATAACCAAATACATAAGTGGGAACCGAATATACAATATAGGGTGCATTTGTATTGTGAATAGACTGCTGTCTGATTTTGGCCTGAATTTGACTTATGATTGGATTCATTGCTGCCATACGATTATTACGTCTCTCTTGTTGCTCTTGCAGTACGTCACTCGCTTTCAGCATTCTACTTATACTTATATAAAATGTTTACTCGTCTTGGACTTGGAGGAGGAGGTGTAAAGGGTATATTGCAAGTAGGAGCTCTTCAAGAACTGTCAAAACATCAAACACTTGACTTTCCAGATGGAGTGTACGGAGCATCTATAGGTTCTGTAATTGGAACATACATTGCGTTTGGTCTTCCGATTGAAAAACTTGCTGATCTTTGTAAAAAATACTTATCGACGAAAAAGTGGATCCCATCATTTGGTTTGTATGACATTACAACTGTGTTATCTAAAAAGGGTCTATTTTCAATGAATCAGTTCGAACAGAATCTATATGATGCTTTCGACGAGGTAGGTCTTGATATTCGCGAAAAAACAATTGGAGACGCAAATATGCCCCTGTTTATAATAGCTTCAAACGTTACTAAAGGAAAACCGACTCTATTTACAAAAAATGTATCTTTAATCGAAGCGATTAAATGCTCCTGTTGTATACCAGGAATATTCAAACCTCAAATATTATATGACCAAGTATACGTAGACGGTGATTTCTTTTCACCAAATTTGCAGGGCGTTGTTCCTATAACCAAAACTACTCTTATATTAACATTGCCACGCCCTAGATCATTAAACATAACATCCACAACACTTGAATCGATATCTGTAATCGATTTTGCATTTGATCTAATATCAGTTGCTACGAAGCAAAGTGGTGATCATAAGTCTAATAGTTGTACTATTAAATTGATATATCCAAATTTAACAGCTCGGTCTGAATTGGATGATATGGATATTGGCGATATTCTTTTACATACAGCTAAAAAATTACGCCGATTTCTTACTACCAAGAGTTTCGATTAAGAATTTATCAAAATCTTGAACTGATGGTTTTCCAGAGTAAGTATATAGTTTATCAGATGTTTCTAGTTTAAAAGTCGGATATGCGTCGATTTTATAAAGTGCACGTTTTCCTTTATCTGTATCGCAATTAATCTCTTCGAAACTTACCTTCTTTCCTCCGTACATAGCTGGATTATTTTTTAATGTTTCTTTGAATGATGCCCAAATAGGTTGGGCCTGTACACAATACGGGCACCAGAGTGTATGGAAAAACATAAATTTAGCTTGGTTGGTATCTAAACCGTTAGAAGATACGGGAGGCGTAGCTACATGATATGTTTGAAGTCCAGGCGGAAACCCACGAATTGCTGTATACGACAGAAAAATAAATAATGACAGTAAAACTGCTAATCCTACTTCAGTCCACATCCTTACGAAATGACGGATATAATACTTTTACTTCTTTTCTGCTTTCTTCGAAGTACTTTCTGTAGACTTCTTCGGGGCTGGTTTCGGAGTTTCGCATAAGACTCCACGCAATTTTGAATGTTTGGATGGTTGGTTCGTAGGGTTTCGCGTTGATTTTATACCAGATGCCTTTGTGCCGAACAATTTGGATACTAGTCTGGTCCATACGGTTGGTTTCTCAGGTGGCGGCGCCTTACTTTGCTTGCACCATTCCGTGAAAGTGAATTGGCTACCCATTGAAAGATTACATCGAGAACAAATAGGAACTAGATTTGATATTTCTGTTTTACCTTTTTTTGATTCCGGAACATTATGACCACATTGAAAATCAAATACGGTCATAGTATTATTACACCAAGTTGTTAAACATTTAGATTCAAAAACTTTACCAGCATGGGTTATCCAAACTTGTTCTCGTAAAGCCTTCGGTATTTTTTGCTTCGAATACATTGTTATTATAAGACGGAGACGTAGAAAATAGTTTACGGGAACCCAACTAGATGGGCACCAATACCGAAGCCCGAACCAGTACGGGCCGACGCACCTACACTGGGGGCATACACGTCTAGGATAGCAAACGTGGCAACGGCAACTAGAGCAATCATACCAATCTCAGAAAGCTTCATTACCTTGCCCGGGAGCATGAACGCGGCAATCGCAACGGCTAGACCTTCTAGGACATATTTCACTACACGCATAAGTAAATCATTCATATCGACGCCCATACCCTGAGCTTCTTTGTGTTCAGGCATTTTATAGAGATTACTAGAGAAAATATTCGTTTAAAACAGAGAATGAAGCGGAAGTTTCGTTTTAGCATCGACGAAGATGTTTTAAAAAAACACTCTATCCGTACTCCAGACGATATACTCCTTGCGATTACTGCATACTTGAACGATCCAGACGGATGGGGATATTTATTTGAACCTGTGAGTTCGAATGAAGATTTTGTTATTCGTCTGTCATCACCGACTACAATTAAAAAAGTATGCGGGTTGCCTGAAAATTTATCATGTGCCGAACTCGGTGGTAACAAAATGTACTTAAATTCAGATAGATGGTTCTATGGTGCATCTAAAAGCAAGCAGACCATTGAAAACTATAGACAATATATGGTGTCTCATGAGGTTGGTCATATTTTGGGTCACAACCATAAACATTGTCCATGTGTGAATTGTAAAGCACCTATAATGATGCAACAGACGAAAGGTATTGGAAAGTGTAGTCCCAATATAAAAGTTGATACTAAATAAATGGGTTTGCTCCAGACCGGTCTAACTGCATCTGCGATCATAGGGGCATTTAGTGCATATATGATGCAAATATATGGTGCTTATACCGCAAAAAAAGAGGGTGACGGTGTAGGCGAAATCGATGTTGGATATATTGTAGGCGGTGCGGTTTTAAATTCAATTGTTACGTTATACCTGTTATATTACCTCTTTGAAAAGAGATACGACAAACATGGTGAATATTTCAAAGTTGTAGGATCAACTCTTCTGATCGCTGGCTTATGTGTTGATATATTCCTTGCGGCTTATGTCGTACAATTACCTACAATTGGAGATCGTTCACAGGCTTATATTTGGATCTACTTTTTCAGTACCTTTAACTTTCTTGTTCGTGTAATCTATACTATACAGTTTCAGTGTACTGACATTCTTGCTCACCGAGTAAAGCCTTCTCTTCCTGTCCAGCAACAGGATAATAAATTTATTCGACCCAATAATAACCAGAATAATAATCGCCCTGAAAGAGGCCCCAATCCTTTTGTCAAGCCCGAAGAAGGTGGTCGTCGTTAAATAAGTATTTTCATAGTAGAATCAAGGTATAAACAAATGCCAGCGGAGACTCTACCTAAGAAAGAGGATGATGGTTCTGTAATTGATTATCTCGATGAAGATCCGGAGATCCCTACGCAGCGCTACTGTGTTATTTCGTTCCTCAGTCCCGAGAAGGTAATTAAGCAGAAGGCTGAGTTTATGAACGAGAAGTTTATTGAGTGGCTAGACTATGATTGGAAGATCAAGGGAATGGAGCACTTTATGGCTTTCATTGCACAGAAGTATTCTCTGAAGGTCGATGATCTATTCAAGGATATGCAGGAATTTACCAAAGTACATAACGACGAGGTAAAGAAGACAGATGTTCACGAGCAGTACCAGGTTTTCCTGCTAAAGCACGAGAAAGATCTAGAAAGTGAGTTTACCGAGAAGGTTGAGTTCCGTACCAATGTTCGCGGCGTCAAGGTTCGTCGTACGTTTGCTAACCTTGAGGAGTGTCAGCAGTATGCCAAGGTTCTCCAGCGTCGCTACCCGAAAGACAGCCTCTACGTGGGTAAGGTTGGATGCTGGCTACCGTGGGATCCTTCGGAACATCTCATGCCCGAAGTTGAGTATGCCGAACAGGAACTCAATGAGATGATGCGCAAATACAAGGAGAACGAGGTCAACCGTGAAATCTTCTTCGAGGAGGAGAAGACCCAGAAGATTGAGAAGCAGAAGAAGGAGAACGACGAGCGCCGTAAGAAGGCTCTTGCTGATGCCAAGAAAGACGCTGGTCTTGTAGAGACCGAAGAACTATCTGATGCAATCTCTCGTCCCGTTCACCCCACGGAAGGTGCAATTCGCGACCTATAATAAATGGGGTGCCCATATGCTAATCTAGCTGGACCACCTGGAACAGGTTATCACGCATACAGATTTCTTGGGTTATCTGTGGTTGATATTATTGGAACATTCTTATTCTTTGCAGTTCCAACTGCAATCATATTCAAAGAGAACGTGTGGACCCATTTTGCAGTTTGGCTAGTTATTTCAGAAATAATTCATTATGCATTTGGTGCTCAAACGGGTGCTCTTACTATGTTAGGTATTAAAGTTAATTGTTAATTAGCCTTTTTTACATGTACCCAAGGACCCGAGTTCTTCTTCTTCATCGATTCGGCATTGTATTCATCTGCAGCTAACATAGTGCTAGAGAAAGGTTTATTATCAGTCCATAATGTGTCATCGCATAACCTAAATGAAGGGTGATCCGTAGCCCTATACCAAAACACCTGATCTTCAAGGCGGTTCGACTGGACTCCGTTGCAGATCACTAAACACTCGAAATTCTCTGTACATTGGTCCATAAAGTGACAAAACATTTCAAACGTGGGAAACATACCCGCATAGTTGTCGTAAATACGGCGTCGGTTGTTAACAATACTTTCGCGAAGAATAAATACAAAATCTACGTTTGTACGTAAGTTTGGCGTAATACCAAGAGGATACTGCATAGTAATAATTGTCATTAAATCAATATGACGACCGTTCATGAATACATAACGCGTTGACTCTTCCTTGATCCAACTAGCATCATACAGACAGTCATCTAAAATTAGAAATGCACGAGGGTCTACTGTCGACGAATCGCCTCTCCCCGTTTGTTTGTCTTTATTTCGATTGGTCTTCATCGAAAGCTGTCGTCTTATCATTCCACCTACTATTTCAGGCCTGTATTTGTCATGAATTAATTTGGATGGAACCATATGTTGAAAAAATTCATTGGCAACCTCTGTTCCGGAAATAACAGTTCCAATTGGAAAACATGACTGTGTGTGATAGAGAATATCACGAACTAAGAAGGATTTACCTGTATCCTTTTTTCCTATGACAACTATCATGGGGGACTTGCGTGAATCTATTTCACATCGATCCCTAATAGTGTCAATTTGGAATTTTTGAATTGTAAAGTTCATCTTAATATACTGCGTGAGGAATTTGCTTTTGATTTGTACATGGATTAATAATATGTCGAAGCGAAAACAAGGAGAACTAAAATCATCCTCAATTCCTCTGTCCGTGCACAAATGGAACCTTCAACATCTAAAACCTAGTGTTTTTACATATCTAAATATCGATGCAGCACAACCGTTTTTTCCTTCATTGGAACTTTTATTCAAGACAAACGGATTAGAAAATAGTACCGAATATGGTATGCGTCTTGATGAAGAAGTTTCTGCCTTTATGTCGCCTACAACAGTTCGAACAACAAAATATGATCAACATGAAGTTCATTGTAAAACAACAATGATCTTAAGTCCATTTAAATGGATGCAGGGCGAATATGGGTCTCACATTGGGCTTCCATGCACAGTTGAACAGTCTAGTGAGATGACATCAAAGGTTCAAGTGCCTCATAATGCAGCATATGTTGGTAGTTTAATTTCAAGCTTGTTTTCACAGTCAAAATGTCCTCATTTTCCTAAAGTATATGGTGTTTTCAGTGGCCTTTCGAAATCTCATACAATAGATATTTCAGATGATTATTCTGATTTATGTGATCGCAGTTGGTTTAGTTCCAATATCGGTAAAACATTTGATTTAAAGCTTGCTGATCATATTCGCGATTCTATTGAGTTTCAGCACACACGTACTTCACGACCGTCTATGGGTCTTGGTGAAAATATAACTCTAGAAGGCGTAGAAGAACTCGAAACTACTCATATTGAATCAGATATAGCTGAAATTCAAAAACTAGTAGAAGATGACAAAGAAGAAGATGATGAGAGTGATTCATCGTCTGTGTCAACATCTTACATATACAAAGTGAACTCATGCGATTGCGAAGATGAAGACGAAGATGGTTCGGTTGATGACGATAATGAATCTGAAGAACCGTTCGCATGGGCTTCGTTTACAAATGTTCCGGTTCAGGTAACTGTTATGGAGAAATGTGAAGGAACGCTGTACAAACTATTAACAGAAAATCCGGATACAAATAAACATTTAGCATGGATATCACAGGTTATGTTTGCTCTTGCATTTGCTCAGCGAAATTTTGGATTCACTCATAATGATTTACATTCGAATAATGTTATGTATGTAAAAACATCCGACGAATACATTTACTATATTTCAAACAATGTATACTATAGGGTTCCGACATATGGATATCTGATCAAGATTATTGACTTTGAACGAGGTGTTGTTTCTGTAAAGATTTCAGGAATGAAAGATTCAAAGGTATTGATGAGTGACCACTTTTCAGTAGATGAAGAAGCAGGCGGTCAATACAACTGCGAACCTTTTTATAACTCAAAGTTTCCACTGATGAAACCGAATGCTTCATTTGATTTAGTTCGTCTTGCTACGTCTGTATTTTGGGACCTCTTTCCTGAAGGACCGTCTCACGAAGAATATAAATCAAACAAGTTATTTAGCTTTTTTACTCGGTGGTTAACGATTGAAGATGGATCGTCCATTATGTTCGGAAAGAAAGATCCTCGTCATGATCGTTATCACGGATTTCATTTGTATAAAGCAATTGCAAGACTGTGTAAGGATACAGCTGTTCCTAGAAAAGAAATAGAGCATCTAAAAGATACATTTGGAATTGCAAGTATGCCAATCGGTGTAGACAGTATTGTTATTGATTAAAAAGTAGGAGAGCCTACAAACATCTCTTGAACATTTGGTAGTTCCATCTTTGTTACTGACTCTACAACATCTGCCACTCCGTCGGTTGTTGTAGCAAAGACTACACCAGACGAAATGACTCCTCCGATAAGAGAAAGCTTGCCTGCGTCAAACCAATCTATGGGCTGGTCCTTTGACTTTCTCTCAAGTGCATAGAGGATAAAAACTACCAACGCCACTGCAACCGAAGCTATTACTATCATCATTTATTTCCGAATACAGTGAAAACTTACATTTTTAGAACGAGCGACTCTCCTACTTTAGATTCAATTTCTTTTAGAGGATCAATTTCAGGAAGTACGATTTGCTTTGACTCCTCGACTGGTTTTTTGTCAAGTTCTTCAAAATCAATTGTAGTCGTCTCTTCGCTGACTTTGAGTCTCGGTAGAGGCTCTTCCTCTTCAGAATCACTATCGGATTCATCTGGACTATCGTCTTCGAACATAACCGACTTCGAAGCAGGCGGGGGCTGCTGCGATGGTAGATCAGCCGGTGTGTCAACAAAGTAGTTCTTTGCAATCTGTTCCCAGGGTAAGAATGAACGTATAACTTGCTCCATGCAATCATTGATTATCTTTTCAATATCCTGTCGATTACGAGCTTGTTGTTCAGCAGTTACCTGAACTGTCTTAAATAGATATGCAACCTGCCATACTTTACGCGCTGAGTGCTTGTAAAGTTCGTGAATAAACTTGGTAAAATTAGGACGTTCAAACTCAATCTTAATTTGAGATGATGAACCACGATAATGTAGAGACGCAAATGACTTCATATACGCAATAAATACACCCATAAGAAGATCATCGAGATACGAACATTTTGTTACCTTTACAATACGCTCAACTTCGGTGGAAAGAGTTTCATCTGACCACTCGGGGATACGAGTAAGCATATTTTGAAACGTACGGAGAATCTGATCGGGTTGCTTGTTTCGGTCACATAGGTCCTTTCCCGACGTATAAATGCTCCAAAACCCTTCAGACACTGGAGAAATAATAAGACCCGACAGGTGCTCGCGAAGATGATTTTTTGCGAATTCCGTGTCTGCCATTTGTTTGATTCTGTGTTTTCATTGTAAATCCATAAACGCGTAAAACGAATTATAAAACACAAAATAACATGAAGACACAAAACAAGGGTTTGTCTACACAAAAATGGGCAAGTTTCTCAGCTGTGGAAGGAAGGCTGTAGCCGCAAAGGCTCAGGATTACCCCGAGATCATGTATCGTAAGAACATTCTTGTACTTATTTCAGAGATAGAGCAAAATGCGATGAAACGTGACCCACATTGTGTGACGTTTCATAATATTCGATACTTAATGAACCCACCTGTTGGTAAACCCATCGGGCTGTTGATTCGTATCCCACCAGATGGCGACGAGGACGAAGATCCTAGAACATTTAAGGTAGTAGAATAAGCCAAATTTAATTTTTTTGGCTCGCAAAATGGATTTATAAAAATCAAACAAGTAGACCTCAATACAGCTCTCAGCCACACGTCACACGTTTGTCTTCGAGAGCTACGCTACAAAATGGCTGAGTGCTGCAATTGCGGCAACGACTGCGGTGTGAGTCGCCCGGGGACTAACCTCCTCTACTGCGGCGACTGCTGGACCTCGTCCAACGCGATCGAGTTCATCATGGACACGCTCGCGTATCTGTTCGGCAAGACGAACGACAAGGTTTGAAACCCTTTCAAAATTCTCAAAACCAAGATATGACACTGTTGTGTTACCCTGGTTTATCCCCACTGCTGGAAAGTGAGGGTATTTTTGGGTTTGCAAAACGAATTTTTTAATTTTACGAGATTCGAATTACAATAAATCGACATATACATACTTTCAAAAGTTTCGTATAAGATGTCGGGTCAGGATGGCACTCCTGTCTACAAGTGTAACGAACTGTTTCAATGTGCAATGCACGCGTATTGTATTGGTCACGGAATCCCCAGCAAGTTTGGTTGGGGTAGAAATACGTGCTCGTCCGAGTGGGCATTTGCAGTGGCAGGCAGTGACGGAGAACTTGAGCGGAGGCTCAAGCAAGCCAAGGATGCTATTGTGCGCATGGAAAAGACTCCACCTGAGACTGAGTATTCAATCCAGTGGCGTGCAGAGCACAAGGCTCGGCTGATTGAGCTCGAGACACATTGGAATTTGATCAACGGTCTGGGTCCTGTACCCAAGACTTCTAACGAGATTGAGCTTGAGGCAGATGAGCTGGACCGAAAGGTCGAGAAGACACCTGCATTTTGGATGCAGGTTGTAACTGCAATTGCAGCTGTCCAAGAGGATAACAAGAAGCTCGACGAGTATGAACAGGCTGCAAAGGCAGCCTGGAGCGCCGCGGGTGCAGCTACTTACACCGACGCAATTGCAGTGTCCAACGCAAACATGACCAACAAGGTGTATGTTCTTGCGATGAGATCGGTTGGAAACAATGCTGCGATGGCAGATGCTGTTGACAAGCTTGCGAAGGCGACGAAGTAAACATTTTATAAAAAATTATGTTTTTTACTTTGCGGAACGATACTGCTTTAGACGAACTGGACTTAGAATAAAAAATGCCGGAATACATCGTCGAGGCCAAGACTGTCCAAACGGGAGCTGTCCGAACTTTAAAGGAGGCTCTTAAATGCATTCTTGTTGAAATGAGTCTTCTTTTTGATAAGGATGGTATCCGTATGATTGCAATGGATAACACTCGTACCGTTCTTGTACATCTTCGCCTGTATGCGGATAAATTTGAGAAGTATACGTACAACCATGATTCCCCTAAGTTTTTGATTGGTGTCAATACTGATCATCTCTATCGTATCGTTCGCACAGCTACTAACGATGATACAATCACGTTCTATGTTGATAAATCAGACCCTAACACTCTTGGTATTCTGCTAGAAGATGGCGATCGTAAGCAGATAACTCGCTACAAGCTCAACCTACTTGATCGCGACGAGCCTGATATTCAGCTACCTGATACTGAGTTTAGCACCCATATCACTATGCCGTCTCTAGACTTTCAGAAAATGTGTCGTGATATGACTCTTCTTGGAGCAAAGACTGTTGAAATCAAAAACGTTGGAGCTTCTCTGACATTTGGTTGTAAAGGACATTTTGCGTCTCGTACAACAGTTATGGGAGATGGTGAAAACGAGTTTACTATCCAGAAGAAAGCTGGAGATGAAATTGTAACAGGTAATTTTTCACTTCCGCATCTTGTTCTTTTTACAAAGTGCACTAATCTTTGTAATAATCTAGAAATTCACATGAAGAACGATTGGTTCCTTATGATTCGTTATGTAGTTGCTAACCTAGGTGATATTAAGCTTTGCTTGATGCCTTGCTCAACTACTTAAAAACGAATTTTTACAGACTAGTTCTGTTTAGTTCAAAGTTAAAATGGGTTGGTATACTACATACGAAGTTGAATTCAATGAATATATTGATTGGGATGATGACATTGTAAAAGAAACATTTGAAACATTATATACAGTCGAATGGTTATATTTGCGTGATTTTGGTAAACCAAGACTCATTTGCATGTGTTATTCACAAACTCCAATTGAAAGAATTCTTACATTGCTGAATTACATATATCCGGTTGCAAGATTCAGAGAATATGAAACTACAGAATGGAAAGAGTTTATTAAATAAAAATAATGGATAACGAAACTACAAATGTTATTTTAGTTATTTCGGCTACAATAACACATGTATGGATTATATATACAACATATTTTTGGGTAGTTGAGTGTATGTGTTAGTTTGTAATTAAATAAGCTAATAAATAACCTATTAGAACTTCTAAGAGTTTTACAACTGTATGCTCGACTGAATTTCCTCTTTCTGTTTTTAATTCAAATGCAAAGAATCTAACGTTTAGAAAATATTGTGACAAGTGATATCCTACGATAAATAGGATTAAATCGGGATAGTAATAAGATATACTACCACTTAGTATATGTATTACAGTGTATATTAATGGTTTTTGCCATATCGTCATCCTTAATCTAGAGGCACGTTCAAATATTTATGTAAAAATACAGAAAAAATAGACAGTAACTCTAATGAAAAGCATCCAACCATAACAGTTTCTACAAGAACTAATGTAGTTAGAGCATCATTCAAATCTGTTCGAAACAAATAGCTAAATAGTTCCTTTAAAATTGGATCAGATGGAGCGAACTTATTTGTGAACGACTTCTCTGCAATTGTTACAATACATACTTTAAGAAAGATATGTTGTAACCAAACAAGTATTAATACAGTTATACTTAAGCATTGAAACCAAACAACTGGATATACTGTATGTGCAACGACTATAGAAGACGCAAGAGCAGTAAACATCAGAATATGAACAACCGACAGAATATAACCTAAAATATCGCCGTCTGTTGATAACCAGCTAAATATCATAGTAATTCCATAACGCAATCTACTTTCTAGATATGAAACAATCTGTTCCCTGTTCATTATACTATTCGCGTATCACTTCGTTCGAAATAATACGTAAATTGTACAATGGATTATGTCTATGCAGGATTGGGTGGAATAAGTTGTAAGATATTCGACGATATTGTAGACAATAACTTGACAGACAACCAGATAGTTTTAGAAACATTAAAGGGTTCTCAATGGACGCTATTAACACTTCTTTCATATAATGATTTCAATTTTGCTTTTTTATTTTATATAATAAACCTGCTAAATTCATTCGGAAATCCAAATGGATGGAAGCCTGCATACGAACAATCGCTATTACTATTTTTTCCATTTCTTATTTTGATTTCATCTCATACGGCCAACTATTTGACCATGTATGATATATCTATTTTATCTTGGTTCATATGTGTTATGGCATTTGAACCCTTTGTTATATCAGAAGAATATGGGTTTAAAAAATTAACATCGAGAAGCTTGATCACAATTGGATTATTAACTGGACTATTGTTTTCTTATATTTTTCCAGTTTCGGAAGCTATAAAAAAGATGATAATATATTCACTTGGTTATGCTATAACGTCTGTTGGATTTCAACTATATTTACTTTTTAGAACGACGGAAGGATCTGTTTCTACGACGTAACGTTTTCCTGGTACGTTTACCACCTTTAGGAGGAACTGGAAAATTTACGTTCTCGGATGTTGGTTCTCCAGCTGATGGTTCATTAACTCCTTCTAAATAAGTAAACTTAACACCGTCGGGGAATAATTCTGCATAAAATGTGTATGATTTTCCATCTTTATTGAAACCAGGATTCTTCATCTTTGGAAGTCGAAACACACCCAGATATGTCATGTCAAAGTATTCTGCATGTGAAAATGCCTGAACAAGTATGTTTTTAGAAGGAATTACAATTTTATTTGACATATGAGTTTTTGTAGCCATTTCATATTTTGATTTTTCTGCACCAACTCCAAGAACACCACCAGTATATACTGTTCGTATGGTATCCAAATTATACGCACGTCCTGTTTTTTTCTCGGGATACAATTCTGTTCTTAACGGCTGGAATCCGGGATGAGAAAATCCAAGTGGAATGCCAGGGATTACATCTGAAACGTTACTCTTTAGTCCATATGATGTAACACGGTCTAACGTGACATATCCAGAATCAAGATGAGCATTAAATGTGTTACGAGCCCCATCTCCCATTAAAGTAGGAGATCCAAATGAAACAATGTGGATTGACTGAATGAACGGAAATGTGACACGACCACATTCGGCGATAATGAATCCAAGTAAAGTTGCATATGCACCGCCTAACGACTGTCCTGTTATAAACAAGCGTGTAGGTTTTTTAGTATCAATTTCATGCTTAATTAAATGCCAACTTTTCAGTAAGGCTGTAGTAAATGAACTGGGAACAAAATTATTTGTAGTGTTGCTTGACATTGTAGTTCCAGGTGGCATTTGTGTCATTAAATCTGCTCTAAAAAATTGAGAATACAAATCGTGTTTAAAATTCTCAACCGTACTGGAACCTTTAAAGCAAATAATCAGATCTGTTGGAAGAATTGATGTAATCTTATTACTTAGTTGATTTCCAGGTACGACTAAAAATGTTACATCTGATGTACTGGAAACATACGTTGCGATTTTATCCCCAACGCCAGTTGAAAGGGATAAAACATAAGATATCATAGGTCTGCGATCTTTAGCGTTATCATAAAATGAAGGAGTGCGTTTTTCTTCTAAATATTCCTTATCTAAAGTACTAATTAACTGATTGATTTCTGCATTGCTATCTACTGTTCCGAACTTCGGGTTTATCATTATTTCTTGTATAATTCCAGAATCACAATACACAATGCGACTGAGTTGACCCATAACTTTCAATGTGTTTTCCCACAGATCAAATTGGTCTTTTTGTATTAGTCCTTTTACTACCATTTGCCCCGACTTATTCGGTGTTACCTCAAAATCCCGTTTGTTAAAAATAATAGATCTTAATGTTGTATCTCTTAACGTTTTCCAGTCTTGAATAGACGGACTGGGAAGAGGTTCTCCCATCATCGGAGCAGGTGCTACCGGAACAGATCCTGTTGGATCGGGTACTACCGTTGCACCAGGGGTTCCTGTTTTTGATCCGCTATTTCCCATTATAATAACTTAAGTTTTACTTTGGGCGAGCTTTGTGTGCTGTATATGTAACATCGTCTCCAATTTTCAAATGTTTCATTGAAGTATTTAGATGGACATTTGTCGAGACGGTTGTGGTTGTATTCCAAATTTTTAGAATTGAAAACGGTCCTTTGGGTGAAATTGCAACTCCAACAAGTGTCTCTTTACGGTTAACTAATAGTTCATTTGCAATACAATACACCATGGCTTCAATATAGTTTGTGTACATCTCCGATGCTTCAATCTTTTTTGACCAGGCACCGCCAGCTTCATTTTCAGGAACATCCCAAATTGGTTTAAACCCGCGTCTCATGAAGAAGAACATACCTGACTCCCATGCTTCCTTAGAAATTGATTCAATAACGGTCCAAAACTGTTGAGGGGTGTTCATATCTGCAATCTTGATATAGCTTTCAAGACTGTAGTCTTTATTTTCGGGATCATGATACCACAACATCCAAGAATATTGGAGTCTTGTGGTTTCAATAGTTGATCCCATTTTTAATATGTTTTATAACTTTTAAAAAATAATAACGAAAATGGATTCGTTTTTCACAGATATAAACTAAATAATAAAAATGTCACTTACCGTAGATGATATATTTTCCGTTCGATTTGGTGCGAAGCTTCATTTGCCCCAAATGGTACAGGATAATATCGCTAAACTACGGATTGTACCCGTGGTTTATAAACCCAATCGCCCTATGCATGTAAAGCATTCAGGATTTCGTAATAATAAAGCTCCTCCAGATAATTGGAGAGAAAAGGTTCTTGTTGATGTCGTTCGACGTGTAAAGGAACGTGAAGATCCGGAATATTCCGAAATCTTTACGATTTTGAATAAAATTACAATGACAAATATCGATAAGCTTGCTGTAGATGCAATTGCATTCATGAATAAACGAGATGAACAGTTTCGCCTTCGTGTCACAATGCTTCTGTTTGATAAGGCAATTAGCCAACACGCATATGCTTCTGTAATGTCTGAATTTGCTAAAAGACTCAGTCTTACATTTTCGGAGATATCTAATGATCTGCAGACACAGATTGATTTGTTTCCAGTTCTGTATAACATGACTGAAACTGTTACATTTCCAGAGTCCAACGATCCAAAGTTCGACAATAAAGTAATTGAATGGTCGAAACAGAAAGATAAGCGTCGTGGGTATGCAAAGTTTATGGTGTATTTGTACATTCAAAATTTGATCAGTGAAATTTCAGTTGAAAATGCAATTATTCAAGTTCTTCGCGAACTTGATGAAAGTGTTAAACAGCCGAAGACACTTCAGATGGAAGAGAATGTAACTCAATTTGTAGAATTTATTTCAGAGACAACTAAACTTGTTCCCAAAAAATCAATTCTACTTCGAAGCATTCTCCGAGATGGTCTAACTACCTTTCTTCAGATGCCAAAAGATAGTATTCAAAATTTGAATATGAGATCTCGGTTCCGAATCGAAGACACACTCAAATGCGTTCAATAAATTCAAGTTGAAACAACCTATTAAATAAATGTCTGATTTACCACCCCCTAGTGTACTTCTACGCGCATGCCAACTTTCAATCACGGAGGACAAACCTCTGTATTTTGACTACTATCGTGAGAGTGTGGACAAATCATGCTGCATCGGAGTCAAGGAAGATGCTAAATATCTTGTGAAGTCTGATGATGAATATACGTCAACAATTCAGAACGTATACAAGTGTGAAACATGTTATATCGTGATGACTGAGAATAGTCTATACGTTGTTTCTGCGCAAATTCCGGTAAAGAAGATTCTATCTACGGGTTAGTAGAGTAAAAGAATAATGGAACTTATGTTTCCACCACCGCATTATTTATTTTTTGAACCCCTTAATGATGTTGAAACTGTAAAGCTTTACACATCATATAAGTTGAAAAATGAAAAAACATGTGAGTTTTATGAAATCGATGCAACCGAAATGAATTCGGTAGATACATTTGCTCCTTGGTTTGATAACTGGGTAAATCAAATCCCAAGACGTCAGTCATCGCGATTTAGAATTTTACTCATTTTACATGCAGAATTTTTAACGTATGCATGCCAACAGATGATTCGTAGATCATTGGAACAACGATCATTTCGTTCACGCGTATGGTTTCACGTAGAAGATCATACTGTAATACAACCAGCTATTCAGAGTCGTTGTATTGTAAAACGAATTTTGCCTTACTTTCACAAACCAGTCATAAAGATAATATGACGACTATTCGTGTATTTACGGATGGCGCATGCGAAGGAAATGGTAGAAAAGAAGCGCGCGCTTCATATGCTTGTTGGTTTCCCGAACATAAAGAACTTTCAGTTGCAGCACGTGTTCCAGAAGAAGATGGTCAAACAAACCAGCGAGGCGAAATGTTAGCAATTGCAGAATCGGTAAAAATTGTTAAATCTAAATTTCAATTTGAAACAGTTGATCTTGAAATTTATACTGATTCAATGTATTGCAAAGATTGTTTAACAAAATGGCTTGTAGGTTGGGTTAAAAATGACTGGAAAACAGCTAAAGGTGAACCAGTAAAACATCGTGATCTCATCGAAGAGACAACACGAACGCTTGCAAAATTCAAATCATACAAAATTACACACGTTTCTGCTCATACAGGTGGTGATGATGACTTCAGTAAAAATAATGAAATTGTAGATAAGATGGCAGTAAAGGTGCTTCATCCAAATGAGGATGTAAAGGTTGTTCTTACGGATAACAAAGTAAGTCCTCTGCCGGGAAGTCCTCTTCAATTAATGGGCCCCCCTGTTTCGGAAAAACTCATTATTGATTGGTGTAAGACAAATCTAGATAAACTAGATTCAAGTGCTCTAAATGCAGCACTTATGTCTGCTCTTTCAAAGACTGTTAAGAAAAACGGATTTGAAGTTGTAAAACAAAAATTACATAAAACAAATCAATATAGATTGGTATCCGCCAATCATTTAATTGCAAGTAACGTTACTATAACAAAGGAAGAATGAAGGCTGTAGCATATCATTACTGGGCCGAAGATTGTGGCCCATGCATGAAACTAAAGCCGAGTATGCTTGAAATGAAAGAAGAATTTCAAACGATTGAATGGGTTTCAGTTGATGTTCGCAATACAAAGACTGATCTGATTCAGCGCTACGGCGTTGGTCCTATTCCGTGTCTTGTAGTTGTTGTTAAAAATGATACAGGTAAAGATATTTATTCTGAGAAGTGCACTGATCGTAAATCAATTGCGCCGTACTTCAAGGTCATGTTAAACGCAGTAAATTTTATTAAGGCTTCGACTCCTTAATTGTTTCTGATACTAATACACCATTTTTGTATAGTTCACAAACAAACTGATTCTCGTCTGAATCTGGAACAGTGTTTTTTGATTCTTTTAAGTTCGGCAAAATTCCTTTTGTGGGGTTATCAAGTCCTTCTATCATATTTCCAAAGTTTTCGGGTGCCTTACATTTATCAAACGACGCAGGAGTAGGATTTGCAAACGACGAATTAGAAGGAAGTGCCTTTTTTATTGCACCGTTTGCCCAGAATCCTAATCCTGCACCAATTACACCAAAGACTCCAGCTAATAATACTGGGAAGGCCATTTTCAAAATAGGAGTCGGTATACGACTTGGTATTACAAAGAAATCAGGAGTCCAACAACTGTTCTGATATAGTACATATATCTGAACAAGTGTTAAACATGTTATTAACCATAATAAACCAGTAACTGACTGACCAGGATTTGATGTTCCAATATCAATCCAGAAAAATGTACCAATAGCAAAGATAATTGCAAGCGATTGTGGTGCTGCTATACTTTCCATTCCTTCAAAACCTGGAACTGTGCACCCACTATAAATTCCAGAAATACTACTTGCATTCCCCGATACGATTGCACTCTGTATTTTATTTGTTGTAAACCCGGCACCATCTAATCCATAACTAACGAGTGTATTGAGAGCAACAGCAATTATAGCCGATAATGATGCTCCACTTGTCAGCCACTCTTGACATACAATGTCTACTAGGATAGGTGTTATCACATAAGTCAGTGGGAGATAAAGCCCAAACAGTGCAAAATATTGTGCTGCACTGGAGAATTCAGACATATTACTTATTTCCTAGATACAAAATACTGCTAGACTACAAATGAGTATATATGGCTCTTCAACCACATGGCCAGCTTCATGTTCGGTACCTAACCAAAGTCCAATCAATTTATCACAGTCATTCGCTAAACCATGTGATTTGTTATGTGAACTTGTGATGGATGATGTTATGGTAGCCCAGGCGAATGTATCTGTATCACAGGTAGGATTATTACTTGAAAATACTGCTGGGTTGGGTACATGTAAGTTTAACGGAGAGGGGTATACATGTACACGAGTGACTGTAACTCATCCTAGCCAACACACAATCGAAAACATTCAGGCTGATGCTGAAGTAATCGCTGAATTCACAAATCCTTCCGGTAAAAAATTATGTATGAGTTCACTTGTACGTACTAATTCAGCTCAAACAGATTCTACCCATTTTTTCAATTCATTTGTTGGGTTTGGGGATGCTACTCGCGAATATACAACTGTAAATCTAGGAGAGAACTGGAGTCTCAATATGATGGTCCCTCCCCGTGGATCTTACTACGTATATGATGGTAGTAAAGTATATCCTGATTGTGAGCAAACAAAATGGGTTGTCTTCAAAGCGATGATTAATATTGATCCCAACGATTTTGCTAATTTGGTACGATTAAATTCACCCGGTTCACGTCCGATTCAGTCATTGGGAGATCGCGAGGTATTCTTTAATGATATTGAAACTTTAGCAGGTGGTCCAATGCCGCGCGATGGTAAGACATATATGCGATGCAAACCTCTTGGCAAAAAGAATACTGTAAAACCAGTTACGGCTCCGGACTTAAAAGGAGAACAAGCAAAAACTTCATCTACATTATCTGGTATTTCTAAGTTCTTTGGAGACATGTATGCACAAAATGAAGCCATGCAAGTACTTGATGTAATTTTAATGATTTTTGCATTAGGATTAGCAGTAGCTGCTGGTTGGTATTCAAAAAATTCAAACTTAGTAGTTGCACCGTTAATCTTCGCAGACCAAATGGGACAATACACGAGAAGAATGGTTGAATATATTCTATTCACATGGATACCATCTGTAATTCAAAAATTTATACCAAGTAGAGTTGGAGCAACAACCGCAGCAACAACTGCCGCATCGACTTTTATCTAACGACGCTCCTCCCAACATGTTTCGTTTACTTCATTCTTTTCCCAAACAGTTCCATCTTCATCAGGAGTTGGAGGACGATTTGCAATCTCCTCCATATTTTTGGGCTTTCGCACTTTGGTTCTATCCACAAGTGTCCACTCTGATTGTGTAGGCTCTTCAGAAACTTCTTCTTCTTGTTCGTCTTCCTCATGTCTACGATACGTAGACTTGAATCTAGGTAATGCGAACACAAAATTATTAGTTTGATAAGCTCCAATTGGAATCTCTCTTACCTCCTCTACAATCTGTTCAGGTTCCTTAGGAATAGATACAATTTCTTTAAAAGTTGGTTTTCCAACCCACGCAACATTGTTAACTGCAACAGTCGAAAGTTTTGGAAAATTACTGTCATTATCTACAAGGCCCTTTGCCAGTTCAGCAGCAGCCTCACGCTGCTTCTGATCTTTGACTTCCTTATCGATGCGCCACTGAGGCTTCCATGTATTTTTAGTAGCCATGATATTTTGAAATTGATTAATTATATTTTACACAATCCATTTTTATAAAAGAAAAACGGAACTATTATTCTTCATTCAAAAGTATCTAAAATGGTCTATGCTATTTCAATTGCAGTCGATGGAACTGTTGGTGAAATGCAAATTCCTCCTAAAACGCCTGATGTTCTAGAATGGATTCGTAAGAAGTATAAGAACACAAATATTCAATTTCAAGGAAACATTCAACATCCAGTAAAGAGTTCTTTTCAGCTAAACATATTTGCATGTATCTCCGAAGATGATGATAACATTAATCAACACATTCTTCCATCGCCATTTGATGAAGATATGTATGCTGGAAATATTGTGATTCTGATGTCAGAGGATGACGAAGAAAAGTATAAGCCCCTTGCCACGTCATATACAAATCTTCGTTCAGACGAATACAATGTCCTTTACGAAGAGTGGTCGTTTGATGACGATAACGAAGATGATGAAGAGAATGAGAACGAAGAGGAAGAAGAAGAGGAGGCCGAAGAAGCAGTTGTAGAAGAAGAAGTTGCTAAACAAACATATCCAACTCGTCTCATTCAAGCTAAATCGGTCAATGTATTTATCGAATCGCCAATTCGAGAGAAAGTTATTGAAAACTTTAAGGAACTAATTGGTGATGAAAGTATCGTTAAAGAGCTCGAAGATTCAATTCTGCATGCGGTGAGCGATTCATCTATTCGCGAGTGTATTGAAATTGACTGGAGTAATCGTGTATTTTGGAACATGTATAGAAATCGTGCAATTTCAATTTATGAAAATTTGAAAGGAAATAACAGTTATGTTCAAAATTCTGAAAATTGGCTTGTGAAACTAAAGTCCGGTGAAATTAGTCCTAGAAACTTCGTCCAGTTATCGTCTATTGATCTATGTCCGCAAAGATGGAAGACTGCACTAGACAAGGTGATGGAGGAAGAGAAGAAGCTGTATTCAAAGAGCGAAAGTGCATCTATCATGATGTGGTGCTCTCGTTGTAAGAAGAAGACTAAGTGTGACTATTATCAGATGCAGACGCGATCGGCGGATGAGCCGATGACAACGTTTGTGACTTGTCTTGATTGTGATCGTCAGTGGAAGTTTTAACAATGACCTCGCGTAACTGAAATCGTGGACTTAATTCTTCACGGTATACTCGAATAGGATCTAGTCCATTTGTAATTTCGGGTTTTGTAATATTTGGCGTAGAATCATGAAATTTTTGACGAAATAGTTCAATAACCGGATCAGGTATCTGTGGACTTGTTTCCATTAAGCGATCAAGTTGATCTCTCATAATTTTTAACATATCCTTCGCAGCCATACGTTCACTTCTCGGGAGAGCTAGTTCTATCATAATAAAGCGATGTATCTTCGAATACGTCATTGCGGCTGCTTTATGCGATTCAGAACGTTTCCCCCACCCGAAAAAACTAGACACAGTGTTTAGAACACCAACGGATAATGATAAGCATCCAATCGCAATACCAGCCGTGCTAGCTAGTCCTGGAAAAATTGTTGTTGACCCGATCGATGCCGATCCCGAGATAGTTGATAGCAAAATAGTGGGCAGTGTTATGTATGTGTCCATACGAGTATACCGTTTTTGTGCATTATTATGAAGCCATGAGTAACATAAAGCTCTTTCACCTTCCTGAGAAAGAATTATTTCCAGTTGTGAATTCCACGACACAGACTCAGGTGTCTCATCCATATTTTAAAGGCATGAATTTTCACACACCTATCGTAAACAATGCAAATGGATGTTATTCGTCAGACTATTAAAGATTGGATTAACCTAGACGATGAAGAGCGAAAACTTCGTCAGCAGATTAAAGAGATTCATAAGAAAAAAACAGAAAATTCAACAGCTATTTTGGAATTTATGAAAGCAAACGAAGTCGATAACTTTGCAATTGAAGGCAATGGTATTGGCAATATTTCCCGTTCAGTTCGCACATCACGTCCTCCTCTAAAGCGATCTCAAATTCGCACACAGCTTCTTCTTCAGTTTGCCGATCAGCCTCAGCGTGTAGCGGAAGCTCTTCGTGCAATTGAAGGTATTCCAGAAGGTGATGATATGTCAGTTGGCGGAACTCAGCGTGAACTACTCGTAAGACGTATCCCTAAAGTAAAAAATACAGTAGGTTTGGTGGTTAATTAATGTTTTTCAACGCATCTTTTGCTGCTAATTGTTCTGCTTGTTTTTTAGTGGGAGCCGTTCCAACTCCAATATGATTTCCTTCTTTATCTAGGGCAGCCATCGTGTACGAACTGATGGATGACGAAATAATAGCGTAGGTTGGTGTATGATGAAATTTTGATTGATACACTTTTTGTAACTGTTCTTTGAAGTTTCGGTTGTTTCTGAGTATTTCTGGAATATCAATATATGTTTCAATCAGTGCAACTATAAATGACGATACAACATGAAAGTTATTTTTAGATTCCAACCAGAGTGCGCCTATAAACGCTTCTAATATATCAGATAACTTTTTTACATTTATTCTTCCGTTACAGTTTTCCTCATTGTGTCTTGATATGATGTAAAACTTATCAAGACCCAATTTTTGACTGAGTTCTCCCAATTTTTCATTACATACAATTTCCTTTTTCAAATCAGTGAGAAAACCTTCATTCTCATCCGGATAGCGCTTGAATAGATATGTTGAAACAACTGCGCCCAATATAGTATCTCCCAAGTGTTCGAGACGCTCGTATGATTCCTCGAACAGCTCCAGACAATTTTGTGGACAAGGCGCTAGTTCAGTTTCTTCACCAGTAGGAGTTGTATACTTCTTCTTTTTAACATACGAAGAATGAACCATAGCTTTTTGAAATAGTTCATTAGAAGTTACTGCAAAGTTTGTTCTATGAGTACTCAATATGGTTTGTATTTCTCTTTTTGAAAACAGTCTGTTGCTACCATTGTAGGGATTATACAACATCATTTTTGGTGTTTTCTATTTTTCTTTCTTAAAGTCCGTTTTCTACGGCCACCTCCTTGACGAGCAGGAGCAAGTTCTCCTGAGTCTTCTACCTTCTTAACAAATATTCTAAACCCATCGGAAAGCGCGCTGTGTTTTGTTGTACCTTTTGATTGTTTTAACCAGGATATTAAACTCTCTGCACTTTGATTTGGAAACTCTTGTAAAAAAACATCAACATTTTTTGTTTCTTCTCGCAGGAACTTACCCATACTATCCAATCCAACATGAACAAAAGCTGATAATGCCATTATTAATAGAATAGTTTTTACTGTTCGTTGGCAACAGTTCGGGTAATTGCAAAGTCGTCTGAAACAAGTGCCGCCTTCTTCTCTTGAAGAATGTAGGCAAAACAGTTATCAGAGTTTCCTAGATTATGAGCTTCAAAGTATACCTCAAGAAGACCCTTTAGTTCCTTTTGAGAAAGAGACCAAGCCTTTGTCCATGTTTGAGGACGTTGTACCTTGATAGTCGATCCATCCTCTTCGATTTTTAGTTTGTTGTAATCTTTGAACTCATCCTTCTTTAGGATGTCAACCATAAGTACCTCAACACCTTTACGAGCCTCGCGAAGCTCATAAACTTGAGAATTTAGACTACGAATTTCATTATCATATGTGCGGTAGTCTGCAGTTAGCCGACGAAGTTTAGATACGTCGTTCTGCATTTTTAGTTTAGTGTGATTTCTTCAAAGATAATCCGTTTTTGAAATAAAGATGTCATACGACACTAAAGAAATCCAAAATTTAAGAAAAGTTTATAACGAAGAGCACAAGAGTGAAGGTGCAATTCCAGAAGGAAGCGATGAACAAATATGGGCAAAATTAAAGGAACGATTTCATTCACACTGTAAGACAGGTACAGCAGAATGCATTATATCATCAATGCTTTCTAAACCAAAGGCTCCAACTTCATGGGTAACAAATCCTGAAGAATGGCTATCGTCGGTGGATATAGAACAGCTTGAAAAACGTTACATGAAGTTATTTGCAAATTATTATTTTGCGGGTGCATTTCCAATTGATTTTGATAAAAAAAGTAAAACAGGTGCTTGTTTAGTCAGTTCTCTTTGTTCGATGGATATACAAGGTCTATATAAGAAAGGTTATACACAGATTGGTATTATTTTCAATACAGATGTGAGCACAGGTCCGGGACAACATTGGATTGCCTTATTTTGTGATATTCGACCTGAATTAGAATTTCCACGTATTACATATTTTGATTCGTATGGAAGACGACCCGAGAAACAGATTGTAGTTTTGATGAAACGTTGGAAACAATCGTGGGACTCGACAAAAATTCATTCAAAGCCGATGGTAATGTCATTCAGTAAAATGAAACATCAATATCAAGACTCCGAATGCGGTATGTACTGTTTATACTTTCATTACTGTTGCTTAATGAATATTTCAATGGATGAACGTATTCCCGATGAAGTTGTGAGATGGTTACGAGGAATGTTATTTCGTGTTGGAAAGAAATAATGGAGGACACTGTAAATACGTACATTGAACGTGCAAAAACATTTTTACCCGAAGGATATGGTAGCGTAGTAGATGTATTACTTTTCTTAGCAGGCGCGCTACTTGTTCTTTTTATCGCATCTCTTGTTTACCATACATTAACACCTTCTCAGACTCAAGCTAGAATAACTGCTTCTTCTACTTTTGGAGCATATGAAAAGGTAACTAAACTTGCACCTTTAGGTTGTCCATCAACTCCGGCTAATATGAGATTATGTGATTACTATATTGCGTCATCGTCGTATTCATTGTTCCCGGGATCTAAAGTTTATGATTATGTATCAGACTCAATATTACCTTTAGTTATAAAAGCTGGCCCTCGATTGGTTGAACTAGACATTTATGATGATGGAAACGGTAAGCCCGTTGTTGGCCTTAAAAATCAAAATTT